CCACGTCGCGGTGTGCGAACATCACGACGACAGGCGGAAACCTGCGGCATCGCTCTCTTTCGTCGCGGTAGACGCACCCGCAGCAGTCGCCCTGAACTGACTTGTTCTCAGCCACGGTCAACCTCCTGCTTCTCGATGACCACGATGTCGGCCTCGCCGGGGAACCAGACGAACCACCACACGACGGCCTGCCCGATTCCGATGCCGATGGAGGCGAGGATCGCGTCAGCGATGGTCTCGCAGCGGTAGCCGAGGAACACGGCGGCGACCGCCATCAGCCATGCGCCGAGATCGCGGCGCCACGACCGGATGTGCAGCTCGGCACCGCGCACATGAAGGCTAGCCATGGTGATCTCCTCGCCCGGCTGGGCGATCGCCGGTGAGCTTCGGCAGCCGGCACCAGATGAGTTCCTGCTGCGGTTCGCGGCCACGCTCCCACGGCCAGTCCGAGTCGAACGGCGTCCCGACGTGGAACGGCGGCTCGGTGACCGGGCAGAAGAACCACAGGACGGCGCCGTCGTCGTCGTGCCACTGGTGGAACCAGTGCAGCGGGTTCTCGGCGTCGGCGAGGTGCTGCGTAGTCGTCACAGGCGGACCCCCCGGGCCTGGCGCAGTGCGGCCTCGGCTGCCTCGGCGCGCGCGCGTTGCTGACCGAGCTCGTCGCGCAACCGCGCGCACTCCGCACAGCATCCGGTGCGCCCGCGTAGGGCCTCCAGCTCGGCGAGGAGCGAGTCGCGCTCAGCCCTCAAGGCGCGAACGGCATCAGCCTGCGGGCTGGTCCACTGCATGTAGCCGTCCCGGAGAGTCAGGCCGGCGTCTGGGTTTGTCGCCGCGACCCCGCAGGTGATGACCTTGTGCTCCATCAGCTTGAGCTCGGCGCGAAGCCGCGCGATCACATCAGGAACAGACTCCAGCCGCTCCACCTGCGCGCGGAGCGAGTCGCGCTCGGCTCGCATCTTCAACGCGACATTCGCGATCCTGACGCAGCACAGGTTGTCAGGCTGTTTCTCGCCAAGGTATGCCGCGATCAGAGCGACACCCTTGCGCCACTTGGCTTGGTCCTCTCGCAGCCGCGCGATCTCGTCGTGTTGGTGCTCACCCATGGCTGGTCTCCTGCGCCTCCTTGCGGGCGATCTCCGCCACCGCCATCACGAACTCGGCCAGCTCGTTCCCGGTCTGGAAGGCGTCGCCCTCCTCGAACAGGATGCCGGCGCAGCGTGCCATCGTTCCGACGAGCGTGCGCGGCAGTGCCTCGCATGCGTCGTGGCAGTGCGGGCCGTTCAGCGCGTCCTGGTGCGGATGGAGGCATTCGGGATCACCGACAGGGCAACCGGTAGCACCACCAGGGCTGCACACGTCGTGCACCGTTGGGAACGCGCGGCACGCAACGCCGAACGCACGGCTCCCGATCGGCCACGGCATCGCGATCTCCAGGCCGCAGTGATTACAACGGAGCACCTTGCGATTGGCGTCGACAACGCAGTGGTTCGTCAGCGGCCAGTCCTCTCCGCGGCTGGTCATGGCTCCTCCTTCACGTTCACGCACTCGATGCCGAGGCCCACGCACACGTCTTCCGCGGCCCCGTAGCCGCAGAGCAGGTCGGCCTCGGTGATGGCGCCGAGCCGCGACTTCTTCTCGTACACGGCGCGCTGTTCTTCGATGCTGGCAATCGGAGGCTGCTTGTCGACTTCGTCGTCCATCACTTCTCTCCCTTATTACCTCGCGGGCGATGCTTGATCTTGATGCCGGCCGCGACCGCATCCTTGCTAATGGCGCACACGGCCTGCCGCGTGATGCCGAACCGCTTCCCGATATCTGTCAAGCTGACGTCCGGCTCGTTCTGCAGCACGCCGATGATGGTGAGTACGCTTTGGCTGCGGCTGCGCGGCTTCGTGGTCCGCATCCGCAGCTCCGGCGGGAGGAGCATCCTTGCGTACGAGGCCGAGTACCCGAACTTTTTCAGCGCATCTTGGAAATCGCCGGCCTCCTCGACGAACTTGACGAACTCGGCTCGTGCGAGCCGCCGCTCATGGTGCGTGGTCATTGGGAGGAACCTGCGTCGGGCTCGTGGGTGCCTTCGACTCCTTGCGACATGCGTCGCGAAGTGCGACTGTGGAGCGCCCGTTTGGCAAACTTCAGCCCGTGCAGCGCCACGGCATTCTCGGCGCACTTGAACGGTCCATCCTGGAATGCCTCCATGCGGTCGATCAAGATCGCGAGGAGGGCCTCGTTGGTGACGCCGTTGACGCCGACCTCGGCGATCGGGCCATTCTGGAAGATGATGTCGACTCCGTCCTCCGAAGGCTGTCCGCCACGGACATGATCGAAGTCGCTCGGGTTGGTCGTGGTGTCGTATCCGGAGATCCGGTACAGGTGGCACGCGCCACCTGACCCCGGCTCGTCGAGCACGGTGATGACCAACTTGTCGTTGGTCGGGTTGACGCGGTGCGAGGTGATCTCGCGGGCTGGCTTGTCGCCGGATGGATCCGAATCGGTCACAGGCAGGCCCTCACGCAGCAGTCCTTCGCCTCAAGCAGCTTGCGCAGCCCTGCGGCGAGTTCGGCGGGCGCCCTCGATCCGCTCGCCTCGTGGGCGCGCACCATCGCTTCGGCAAGCTCGCCGAATGGACGGCTGACGTTCTGCACCCTCTCCGGAAGGTGCGTGAAGGCGAAGTAGTTGAGGATGGGGAACTTCTCGTTCATAGCTGTGGCTTTGTTGCTGCAGCGAATCGGAGACGCCATGCGACGGCCGCTGCGAGCGCCGCACGAGCGTGGCCGGTGGTCCTGCCGATGCATCCGCCGTCCTCGATGACGACGCCCTTGCGCGTCCGCGGCTTTCGGTCGCTGCCGTCGCCGTGGATCAGCGTCAGCGCCGCCCAGGCCGTCTTGTCGTCGCGGACCGACACCACCCGGTGGACGGCCGCCGTGAGCGTTTGACGCACTTCGAGCCGGGTGACGGTGTGGCACTTGTCCTGGCCCACCATGGCCCACAGGTCGCGCCACAAACACCCGGCGATCCAGGCGCAATCGACCACCTGTGGGCGCGTCGCACCGTGCGCCACGGGCCTCTCGATCACGGCCGCATCGACGCTCCAGAATCGTCCGGGCATCGACGACAGCATGTCGTCGCCACGGAACTCGCCGCACGCCTCCACGAAGCGGCCGGTGCCGGCGTCGTGGTAGATGACCCATCCGGTGGTTGCGCCGGGGTCGATGCCGAGGATCCTCATGCGGTCCTCTCCTCGCTCGCTCCTGGTCGTTTGCTGCCGCTCGGGTGCAGCGAGTTGTTCATGCGCCACCTCGCGGGAACTCGCGGACGCGGAGTTCGTCGCCCCACTCGGCGGTGTCGCCACCCTTGCGGTCGCGCAGTGGCAATCTGCGCCCATCGTGCTCACTCCAGCCCGCCGCATCGACGCAAACGAACGAGGCTTCGCTCATGTCGAAGCGATCGCCACGCGGATGCCTGCCGAGCTGCTTGACGAACACCGGCACCGACGACTCCTTGCACTGCCTCACGATGCTGCGGATCCACGCGACATCGCACGGCCGCGCCTTGGGGCCGCTCTCGCCTCCGACGATGACCCAGTTGATGATCGCTTTCCGATCGCAGTCCGGCTGCGGCGTCGCCTTGAAGTCGATCGGCCCCAACAGAGGCTCCGCGCTGACAAACCGCACCGCGGCAGGCGTCTGCAACAGCAGCGGGATGCGCTCGTCGGCCGCGCGCTGGTCCTCGCACGAGACGCCGAGCCAGACGTTCCGCTTCGGCCATTCGTCGAACGATGCGTCGAACTCGGTAACGCTCTTCGCGTAGACCGCCAGCAGTTGGTGCTTCGTCCACAATGCCTCGATCTCCCGCCCGACGCGGTGCATCGCGCGACGAACCATCTCGCGCGCGCTCAGCATGAACTCGCGCATGCGCTCGGGCCGCTTGGTCAAAACCTGGAACGTGTGCTTTCGCGCGTGCGCCATCACGGCGAAGACCTCGGCGATGAACTCGTCTGGCACGGCATCGTGGAACAGGTCTGACATGCTGTTCACGAACACGCGGCGCGGCTTGCGCCAGCGCAGCGGTGCGTCGAGGCGGTCGACGTGCGTGCGCACGTCGGTGAACTTGCGATCGCCCCAGAACCGATTCGCCACACCCTCGGCGTAGCAGTTCTTACAGCCGGCGCTCACCTTGCTGCAGCCGGTGACGGGGTTCCACACTGCGTCCGTCCATTCGATCTTCGTCATCACCTCACCCTCCCACAGGCCATTTGGTCCACCGCGTTGTCGTTTGGATGCAGCATCCCCCACGCCACTGCAGCAGCCTGGAACTCTCTCGCGCGAAGGTTCATAGCCAACCTCTCGAGTGCGCGTAGGTCAGGATCACCATCCAGAGAACAACGCCGAGGACGATAGCCACGGACCCAGGCCAAATCGGACCGTCTGGCGGAGTCGCCTTCGAGTCGTCCCAGCCTGGAATCACCGTGGCCATGGCCAGGACCGTATCGACGTTTGCGCGTTACGCAATGTCAAACCAAGAAAAATCGTCATCGCAGCGCAAGGCATTCTCGATGATGACGTTACCGTGGCGTTTGTGCGCCGCGCACACGATCCAGTTGACGTTGTGGCGATCCCTGTACGTGGCTGGTTCTCGGCATGGCGTGCTGGAGAAGCGACCGTGCCAGCAGATCCCTTCCCACCCCATGCGCTCGACGTTGAACTCGCGATCCCACATCCACCGGCAATCGTCGTCATGCTCGGCGGCAAGAGCAGAGCGTCGTCGCGCGCGTGCCCGCGCCTTCTCGCGTTCGCAGTCCCGGCACTGGGTTCGGTATCCGCCAGGAGACTTGCCGCGTCCACGGCCGCCTCTCGGTGCAAAGCACCGAAGAGGAAGAACAGCCCCACACGCAGAACAGACGCGGTCAGTTGCCGACGACGATCCTGATGCCGGGAGACGTTTGGATGCCATGGGCGTTCGCTTGCGGGTTGGCTACCAGCAGCTGCAGGTACCACACGGCCCCGAGAAACGCTGAGTCAGGAACGAACGACAGCTGCACAGTCCCTCCGGACTGCGTCAAGAACGTGCCTGGCGTCGGGGCGAACACATGCTCCGGAACGACGAGCAGCTGGCACCCGTCGGCATGCCACGGGGTGAGGCTCACGGCCGGCGATGGCTTGGTCGACATCAGCAACCAGCACGGCCGCGCCGGCATGTCCGGAGGCGCAGACGGAGCCGTGGTCCATCGCACCTGCAGCAAGCGTCCGATCGTCGGCCTCGTTCGCACGGGAAGCACAAGAGGGTTCCCGCCGGCCCCAGCGCAGGCGCTCTTCCCGTAGAAGGGTGTGGCCGAACCTGTCAGCGCCTGGGCTGCTCCGGTGGCGAGCATGGACGCGATCGCTCGATCCACAGGCCCTGCCTGGAACACGTCGTCAGCCGTCGCCGTTGGCGCCAGCATGCCAACCAAGGGATCCTTCTCGGGAGCCGCCGACACGCAGCTGTGCGCCACGAGAACGACGATGGTCAGTGCCACAGCGGCGAAGGCAGCAGCGAGGAGTTGGGCGGTGCGCATCTCACCATCCTACCTGCTCTGTCTTCTGCTCGTCGACGAACGGGCACTTCGGATTCTGACCGTCGCAGTCCCATGGCTCGAGCGACAGCACCAAGCAGTCGGGAAACGAAGGTCGCAGCGTGTTGCGGATGCTTTGACGCGCCCGCGTCGGCCTCGGCTTGAACTTCAGCCGTCGCTTGGGGAGCCACTGCCTGTGCTGCTTCACTCGCATGGAAACCGCGTAGCCGCCGCCACAAATCGCCCGGTTGTGACGACAGCACGCGGTAGATGTAGCCGGGCCCCTTCCCGCTGCGAAGAAGCCTCATCACGATCGCGAACAACTCGCACGGCTGCAGCACCAGCGCGAGCCGCTTCGCCAGCATCGCCCGCAGCGAGCGGCACCGCGAGCACACGCGGCAGATCGTGAGTATGAGCAGGTGCGACCACGCGCCGCCTCGCTCGGGGATCCGCGACTCGCACGCGGTGAGCTCGCTGGCCCCGGACTTCACGGCTTCGGCGCGACGCTCGAGCGCTTCGACGAACTCGGTGGCGGGGACAAGCCAGCGGCAGGGGGTCTTCACGCCGCAGAATGAAGCATTGCGGCATCGTCAGGGCAAGAAAAACCCCGCCGCCAGTGATTTGTGAAGACCCCATGGCGGCGGGGCAAGGTGAGCCCGCGAACGACAGTTGGCGAACCGACGGAGATGGTAGCACCTTGTGCGCAGAATGCAACGCCAAAGATTCTTCTTGACGGCCGCGGCGCGGCATCCGTAGGGTACTGTACCAGCTAGAGACGGACGCGATACCCCTCAGAATGGTACCACCGATGGTACCGAGAATGCTTCTGGGTACGGTACCACCGATGGTGACGAAGAGGGCTCCGTGCTCTGCGAGCACGTCTCAGAGGGCGGTACAGCGGTACCCGTTGTACGTACGAGCGTCGTTCCAGGTCACGACGCGGCCCTTCGTGATGACGCCGATCGCGCCCTTGATGCCGTGGCCGACGAACGCCTGCATGATCTTCAGGTCGCACTCCGTCGGCGACAGGCACACGACGAGGTCGGGCCGGGCGTGCGTGACGACTTGGTCGACCGCCGCCAAGTCGGCTTCCTTGCCGAGCTCGATGTAGGCCGGCAGGAAGCGCAGCACCTCGCAGCGCGCGACCTTGGCGACGTCCCTGGCGAACCCCTTCATCCGCATCAGGACCACGCTGGTGACCCCCAGCTCGCGCAAGAGTTGGGGGGCCACCGACTCGCCGAGCTTGGTGCCGCGGCCTAGGAAGGCGACCCGCATCTCACAGCGAGACTTGGAACGGCGTGACGGTCGCCTTCGTCGTGCTGCCGGGTCGGTAGGCGCGGCGACGGCGGGCCCACCCGCTGGCCAGCGGGGTGAACTCCATGGAGATCGAGGCGTCGATGCGATCGCTGAACTCGATGGTGGCCACGCAGCCAGCAGGGAAGTGCAGCCCGTGCATCGGAATGCGCATCTCGTTGGTGGGGTCCAAGACCTTCTGGAGCGTCCCCTTGAGCTGGCACGCCGTCAGCTGAGCGTTCGGCGTGGCGGCGACCACGTATGGCTGCTTGTCGCTGGTCTCCAGGATGGTTCCGCCGGCGATGACGCGGAAACTCTCGGTGGTGGTGGTGCCGCCGTTGAGGATCTTCCCCGTCGAAGCGTTGATGGCGTCGTACAGCTTGACCGAGACGATCGCGGCTGAGCCGCTTCCGACCCCGACGTTCTGGGTGACGACGAGCTCATGCAGGAGAAGGGCGCCGACGAACACGTCGGTCGAGCTGAACTTCGCCCCGTTGGGGAACAGGATCTCGACTTCGTTCGCCGAAGCGACAGAGCGGGTGATGGCTAGCATTCGGGTCATGGTGTCTCCGGTGGTTTCGCCGCGGCGTCCTCGGCCGCGTCTTGGACCCCTTCATCGTCGCCGATGCCCCGCTCCTCCGCAAACCTCCGGAGCAGTTCCTCGGCCCGCTTGTTCGGGATCAGCGGCAGGTCGTCGCCGCCCATGAGCTCGGCGATGCGGTTCCACAGGTCGGACCGCACGCGCACGTACTTGGGGTCGATGTCGGCGAGCACTGGGAAGTTCGGCGACACCCGCTCGGCGTGCACGTACACGAACTGCGACCCGCTGCGCCGCGCCGACCACATCTGCCCCACCACGGCGACCTGATCGCCGGCGACGATGTTCTGCCAGGCGAAGGCGCCCTGCAGCCGCGTGCACCGCACCGGGATGAACAGCCGCCGTCCGATGCTGTCTTGGTCGGCGACGCACATGCGGAACCACACGAACTGCTTGGACCCAGAGCCACGGCAGACGGGATCGCGAGTCACCGTGCCGGTGAGCAGCACCAAGTTGGTGCCGAGCGCGTACTCGTAGTGCGGGTTCGATCCGAACGCGGAACGTCGCTGCTTGCGGAACTTCTCGGCGGACGGCAGCGAGTCGATGGCTTCAGTGCCTTGCCATGGGGGCGGCGTCTGGCGTAGCCTTTGAGTGCGATGCATTCTGGACATGAGCCCACAGTAGGCGCGAAGGCCGACCCGATCGAGGTCCTGCGCACCGTCCGCTGCGTGCTCGCCGTCACCACGGAGCTCGGGCCGTCGACCGACGTGCACGAGATCGCGAGCAAGACTGGGATGACGGTCGATCAAGTGCGACACGTCCTGACGTCGCCGACCTACGTGCAAGCGCTCGAGACCGAGGCGATGGAGCTCATCAGCCACGCGCTCGTTCGTGGCGTCCGCAAGATGGACGCGATCGTGCACGCCGAGAAGGCGAGCGACGCGAACCGGGTGAACGCCTTCAAGGCGATCCAGCAGACCTACACCGCCCTCGCGGGCCAGAAGCACCGCATCATGGACGACGCGGACGAAGAGCTTCGCGAGTGGCGCAAGCGACAGGAAGCCAAGAGAAATGAAGTCACAGGGTGAACACGTTCTGATCCGCCGCCCAGAGAAGCCCAAGGCCACCGACGGCGGCCTGCTCCTCCCCGACAACTACGACAAGCAGTACGCCTACGGCCGCCTCGTCAGCAAGGGCTCGAAGTGCGACCAGTTCATGGACGACGACTGCAAGGAGGGGTCGCTGGTCGTCTACGACATGAACGGCGCCCGCGACGTCGAGCTGCACCCGCGGCAGGATGCCGAGCTGCAGACCCTTCACGGCAGCGGCGTGTTCTTCACCATCACCGAGGAAGAGCTCACCGAGCGCAAGCTGCCCATCCCGAAGTGATCCCCGGCCCCGACGTCCTGGAGCGCTTCTATCCGGACCGCGAAGTCGCGGCCCTGATGGAGCTGCGTGCCATCCTTGGACGTGAGAAGGACCCACAGAAGCAACTGCAGAAAGGGCGAGAGGCGCTCCGGCTCATGTGGCCGGAGGAGCTTCTGTACCTGAGCAAGACGATCTTCATCCGGACCAAGGAGCCGGGCGTCATCAAGCTGCTCGAGCCGAACTACGCACAGCGGCGGTTCTACGACAGCGTGATCGTCGCTTGCCGCAAGCAGGGGCTGCCGATCCGCGCCGTGATCCTGAAGGCTCGCCAGCTCGGCTTCAGCACGTTCATCCAGGCGTGGATCTTCGTGCAGTGCCTATGGCACCCACACCACGCCGCCCTCACGCTGAGCTACGACGACCCGTCGTCGCGCGAGCTGTTCCGCAAGAACAAGTTCTCGAAGGCGATGCACTTCTTCCCGCCGACCGAGGAGCGAGAGTCGAAGGACGTGATCGAGCTCGACAACGGGTCGGCGATGCACGTCCGAACGTCGGGCAACCTGTCGGCCGGCCGCGGCGACACCTACCACCTCTTCCACGCCAGCGAGATACCCATGTGGCAGGACGCGGAGGAGACACTCGGCGCCGCGCTGCAGGCGATCCCGCTGAAGCCGGGGACGGCGATGTTCTACGAGTCGACGGCGAAGGGCGCCGTCGGCCCGTTCTACGATGACTGGTGCGCAGCGGAGAAAGGGCAGAACGACTTCGTCCCCTTCTTCGCGCCTTGGTTCTGGGACCCCGAGTACTCCCTCCCGTTCGTCAGCGACGAGACGAAGGGCGCCTTCCTTGCCAACCTCAACATCACCGAGCGCCGGTTGCGCGACGCGCACAACCTCACCCCGGAGCAACTGCACTGGCGGACCTACAAGATCCGCAACGACCTGCAGGGCAGCGAGGCCAAGTTCCGCCAGGAGTTCCCGAGCACCGCGAAGGAGGCGTTCTTGACCACCGGAGCCACTGTCTTCAGCGCCGACGCGATCGAGACGCTGGCCATGAACGCCACCCGGCCGGCGTGGATCGGCGACATCCAGTTGATGGAGTCGGCGTGAACCCGCTCCTGACCGAGTCGCCGAGCGGGGCGCTGCGCATCTGGGACGAGCCGCGCGACCACGTCCAGTACGTCGCCGGCATCGACGTGGCGGAGGGCATCAAGCGCGACCGCTCCCACTTCGCCAGACGGGCGACGGTGCAGTACGCCGACGAGAGGCCAGACTACTCAGCCATCGTCGTGATCGAGCTCGAGACGGCGCTCCACGTCGCGACGTGGCACGGCTACATCCCGCCGGACCAGCTGGCCGAGATCGCCGCAGCCGTCGGCATGCACTACAACAACGCGCTGTTGGTGCCCGAAGTGAACGGTCCCGGCATCGCCGTCGTCACCGCGCTCTCTGAGCGGATCCGCTACGAGAACATCTATCGGTCGATGGCGTTCAACCAGCTGGACAACGACCCGCTGCAGAACCGGCTCGGCTGGCAGACCTCGGTGGTCACCCGGAAGATCCTCATCGCCAGGATCTACGAGCAGATCAACCACGACCGGCTGTGGACCCGCGACGCGAAGCTCATCGACGAGCTGCGAACCATGGAGTTCGACGACGCCGGCGTCGAGAGGGCCCGCGGCCGAAACAAGGACGACCTCGTCATGGCACTCGCCCTGGCGCTGCAGGGTCGGTACACCGCCGCCTCGCAGACAGGGTTCATGGAGCAGAAGAAGGTCCCGACCGAACGTTCCTACGACAAGCAGGTTTGGGACTTCGTGAAGGCCAAGCAGAATGGAACCAACCGTGATCCTCGTGCTCTGTTTGCTCGCGGCGGCCGGCGTCGCAGCGACTATCTCCGCGGCCTCTAGCGCGCACCGTCAGTACGCGTCTCTGGCACGCCAGCACAACGCCGTACTGGAGCGGCTGGAGGCAGCGCATCTGAAGCTCTTGGAGCTCGCCGACGTCGAGTTCGTGCGGCGCCACTTGCGCGAGTACTCGGTCGGCCCCTACCTTCTCACGGCGAGCGACCGCGTGGCCAAGGACATCAGCTCCGTCATGGAGCTCCTCGGCTGCGAACGCGACGTGGCGATCAAGCACATCCTGAGAGGCACCGTTGGTCCAGAACACGCCGGACAGCAGGAGCGTTAGCGACCCCCTGTCGCAGATCGCGCGCCGCGACCCCAGCGGGCCGATCCGATTTGCCGAGCTCGAGGAGGAGGACTTCACCTCCATCATCGAGTATGCCCGCCCCTACGGGGGGGCCCGCCGCGACGGCTACCACATCCAGCTGGCTCGGCAGTGGTGGGTCAACCTGCTCTTCTACCTTGGCATCCAGAACTTCGACATCCCGGACGTCCTGCAGGACATCGACCCAGGGGTGCTCATGGCGACGGACACCGCGGCCTACACAGCGAACCACATCATGCGCATGGTGTTGGGCAACGTCGCGCGACTGACGCAGGCCAGGGTCGATTGGAGCGTGGTTCCGAACACGCCGGACGAGGTCGACCAGGAGGGGGCCCGCGTCGCCCAGGCGATGCTCGACTACCTCAACGTCGAGCTGGATCTCGAGGCCAAGCGGCTCGAGCTCGCGCTCTGGCTCGACATCACGGGGACCGCCTTCGTCTACTCGAACTGGGACTCGACGAAGGGCGACATCCGCAAGCACTTCTACGATCCGATGACCGGGTCGCCTGCCGACCTGCGGCAGATGCACCCGGACCAGGCGGCCTTGATGCAGAAGTGGAAGCTCTACACCGAGGAGAGCGAAGGCGACCACGACTGCGAAGTGCTCAGCTCCTTCGACGTTTGGATGCCCACGCGCTACCGCGAGCTGAAGAAGATGCCGTGGGTCCTGATCCGCCGGACGATGAGTCCGGAGGAGGTCTGGAACCGCTGGCCAGACAAGGCCGGCGAGCTGTCGTCGATCGACTCGAAGACCGAGCGGCTCGACCAGTACCGCAACCGCCTCGCGACGCTGGCGCGGCGCCCCGGCCTCGGCCTCGCCAACGCGGTCGACGACGACGGCGCCGTGGACATCGACGAGTTCTGGATGCCGCCAAGCAAGAGGTGCCCGACCGGCCTGTACATCGCCGCCAACCGCCGACTGTTGCTCGAGACCTCAGAGCACCCGTTCGCCAAGGCCGGCCTCGACATCCGGTTCCCGATCGTCGACTTCCACAACATCAAGGTGCCGGGCCGGTTCCACAGCATGTCGACGGTGGAGCACCTGATCGGCCCGCAGCAGGAGTACAACAAGGCGCGGCAGCAGGTCATCGACCACCGCGACATCCTGTCGGTGGCGCAGTGGATCGCGCCCGTCGGCGCCCTCGCCAAGGGCCGCGTCCGCAACGAGAACGGCGACGTCATCGAGTACAACCGGAACATCGGCAAGCCGGAGCTCGTGGCACCGCCGCCGCTCGGCGACGCCCAGATCATCAGCGGTCAGCAGGCGCAGAGCGACATGCAGATGATCTCGTCCTTCAGCGACGCCAGCCTCGGCAACATGCCGCAGGGCGCCCGCTCGGGGAACGCCGTCGCGATGCTGCAGGAGCGCGACCAGCTCGGCATCACCCCGACCGTGAAGGGCGTCGAGAACGCCTTCGCTCGGCTCGGCTCGCACCTGCTGAAGCTCGAGTGGAAGTTCCGCAAGTGGCCGCGCGCGGTCCAAATCTACGGCGAGTCGCGGCAGTCCGACATCCGCTTCTTCAAGGGCGGCGACATCAACGGCAACACGCGCGTCTTTGTGAAGCCGGGCTCGCTGACCCCGAAGTCGCGGGCGCAGACGATGGAGCTGCTCTCGCAGATGCTGCAGCTGCAGGTCCTCAACCCGATGGATCCTCGGCAGCAGCGCCTCGTGCTCGAGGCCCTCGACGTCGGCGGAAGCGAGAAGCTGTTCCTCGCCATGGACGGCCAAGCCCGCCGCGCCCGCATCGAGAACAACATGTTCGCGAAGCCGGCGCCGGACCAACCGTTGCCGGACGTGATGCAGTGGGACGACCATCAGGTCCACATCGAGAAGCATCAGGAGTTCATCGTCACCGACCAGTTCGAGCTGCTCGACCCGTTCCTGAAGCAGCTGTTCCTCGCGCACATGCAGAAGCACGTCAACGCGGTCGCCGAGATGATGATGGCTCAGCAGGCCATGGCGCAGGCGGCAGGTGGCCCCGGCCCCGGCGGCGGATCTCCCGACGCCAAGCCTCTTGGCAAACCGTCTCCGCCGCGGCAGAATGACAAGCAGCCGGCCGCCGCCGGCACCGACGCAGCATGAGCACCACCAAGGAAGCCGCCTCCGACGTCACGGTTCGCAAGCTGCAGGAGCTCATCACCAAGATGAGCCCGGCGGAGCGCGAAGCGCTGGCGGCTGCCGGCGTCACCATCCCGCTCGGCGACATCGAGGCGATCGTCAAGGGCCGCCACAAGTACGGCCTGCTGTGCACGGGGTGCAGCAAGATCGCGCTCTACTTCGTCGGCACGGAGTGGGAGCACGAGGGCGTGACGTACCAGGAGCCGCCGCAGGCGCCGTGCGACCTGATCGCGTGGACGCAGAACCTGCCGCCGCAGAAGATCAACCGCTACTCGCCGCGGTGCCAGAACTGCGAGCGGCTGATCCCGCTCAATCCGGACCGCAGCTTCGTCCGCTACCGCAGCGGTGGCAGCGACAAGCTGAAGCTCCTCGCCGAGTTCGAGGACTCGCGCGACAAGCGCTACGACCGCAACAAGGCCCGCAAGGTCGCGAGGGAAGCCTCCGCCGCTGCGGCCCAAGCGCATCTGGGCGACAGTCCCAGTTTCAACACTCCCGACGTCCCGGCGTCGTCCGTGATCGAGCAGCAGCATGGCCCAGGCACGTTGCAGCGGCTCGAGAAGGTGATGGACGCGGCCGGAGTCACGAAGGCGTTGGGCGGCACCACCCAGTGAGGTAGACGATGGCGAGTTCCAAGAAGAGCTTCAGCGGCCCGAAGAGCGTGGCCGTGAAGAAGGACGGGACGGTCAAGGGCATGAAGAACTGCGGCGGCCTCGGCGGTCGCACCACGCAGCCCAGCACGACCCCCCACAAGAAGCGCACGAACCCGTAGTCCAGGTCGCGTGACCTGACGGGAACCCAACGATGAGCCAACCGATCCCCACGCCTTCACCCTCTGGTAGCCAGCAAGGCTCGAAGCTCCTCAGCGAGCTCGAGGCCGAGGCCGGCATCGCAGGTGGTCAGCCGCAAGGGTCGGCGCCCGTCGTTGCGTCGGAGCCCACCCCGCAAGAGATCGAGGTGGACGATGGCGGCGCAACGCGCCGCGTCAGCGTGAATGACCTGAAGGAGACCTGGAAGCAGCGTCGGGCTCTGGAACAGCAGCAGCAGGCCGTCAACGACGGCTTGGCCCAGCTCAGCCAGAACCGCGCCGTGAAGGAGCTCGGCGACATGATCGCAAGTCTGCCGCCAGAGCGCCGTGCCATGGTCGCCGAGATCCTCCAGGGGCGAATGCCCCAGCCGCAGCGCACCGTCGAGGACCAGATCCACGACGACGCCTTCGGGGAGGACCGCCCCGCCCCCGCCGCCGCGGGGGATCACCAGCTGCGCGAGCAACTCGCGAGGCTGTCGAACGTCGTCCAGCACCTCGCCGCAAGCGAGCACCGGAGGCTTGAGCAGAGCCACCAGCAGACGATGGGGGAGCGGATCGACGAGCAGATGAGCAAGTACCCCGTCTTCGCCAAGGAGCCGGGCGCCCGTCTGTTCGCCAGGGACTTCATCCTGAAGAGCGTGGGCCCCAATGGGGCCGACCTCGAGACCATCGTCCAGCAGGCGGCCTCACGTCTCCAGAAGCACGCCGAGCCAGCTCCGGCTCCCGTGCCCAGCGAAGGTGGCATCGACGCAGCGATCACACTCCCCCGGGGTGTGGCGCCGACCGCGAAGACCCTGAAGTCAGGCGACGTCCGCCGAGCGGCGCTGTCGTTCCTGCAGGGTCGATGACCACCTGAAGTGAGGAAAGCAAGATGGCAGTCGCAGGAGTAGCGGGTGCAACCCGCGGCTCGAGCCTCGTTGGCTCGACGTTCAACAAGGTGCTGAAGGAGCTCTACCGCCCCGCGGTGGTCGACCAGCTCAACAGCAAGACCGTGCTCGCCCGCGTCCTCGGCCGTAGGTCCGAGGGGATGATCGAGGGCAAGTACATGGTGATCGACCTGAACACGGGTCGCAACCTCGGATACGGCGTCGCCGCGGAAGGCGGTCGCCTGCCCGATCCCCAGCAGCAGCAGTACCAGCAAGCTCGCTACAACTGCCGCTACAGCTACGGCCGCATCCGGTTCACCGGCCCTGCCGCCAGCGCCAGCCGCAGCGACCGCGGGTCCTTCATCCGCATCATGGACGCGGAGATCCAGGGCCTCGCCCGCGACATCCAGCACGACTCGAACCGCATCATGTTCGGAGACGGATCGGGCCGCCTGTGCGAGATCCAGGGTTCGACCGGCGCCGGCCCGTTCACCGTGGTGAACCCGGGCGGCATCACGTCGAGCGCGCTGGGCACGCAGTACCTGCAGGAGAACATGCGCGTCGGCATCCTCGAGTCCGACTCGGGCGCGGTGTTGACGGCCCCCAGCGCCGTGTTCACCGGCGGATACCGGGCGGCTTTCCTGAGCGCCGTCGACCGCACCAGCGGCACGGTGACGTTCAAGAACGGCTCCGGCTCCTCGACCTCGCTGACGGCGGCGACCGGCACCAGGTACCTCTACCTCGCCAACGAGGAGAGCACCGACCTGCCCGGCACGTCGTGGGCCCGCGGCCTCGAGCCGAACGGCCTCGCTGCGATCGTCGACGACGCCGACCCGGTCTTCCAGGACGGCACGTCGTGGCCCACCGGCCTCGGTGAGGTCCCGGTCGCGTCGGTTCCGCTGTGGAAGGCGCAGGTCATCGACAACGGCGGCACGGCCATCCCTTTCACGCAGGACATGTTCCAGCAGGCGATGGACCTCGTCGATCAGGCGAGCGACGGCGCGGTGCAGATGTGGGTCACGACCCACGGCATCCGCCGGCAGTACCTGAACTCCCTCGTGGGATCCAAACGCTACCCGAACACGATGGAGCTCGACGGCGGCTTCAAGGCGCTCACCTACGACGGGCGCCCGATCGTCGTCGACAAGGACTGCACGCGCGGTCGCGTCTACGGGCTCGACCTGGAGACGATCTTCCTGATGTACGAGACCGATTGGGACTGGATGGATCAGGACGGCGCGGTGCTGCACCGCATCCCGGACCAGGATGCCTTCCAGGCCACGATGTACCGCTACTGGCAGATGGGCACGGACGCGCGCAACCGCAACGTGCTGATCGCGGACATCCTCGACATCTGAGCAGCCGGCGGCGCCGCAGCGCCTCCTCTGCGGCTTGCTCCGGTCTGGCCCGGGCCGGCGCAAGGAGCTGGGCGAAGGATCACCATGTTCACTGCCACTCCCGGAGCCACCGGCCCCGGCGTCACCGAGCGCGAGCTGCACCCTCAGTCGGGGCTGCGGCTCATGCCGTTCAACGTCACCATCACCCGCAACCTCGCCGCGATCGTGGCGACGGCCCCCATCGGAAACGCCGACGGGAGCACGATGGGCGACTGGCCGACCTCGCTTCGCCATCAGGCGGTCGCGTGGAACCCGATCATGCCGTTCCCGGCAACTCCGACGGTGACGCTCTTCGTGGGGCAGCACACGGCCGTCTTCCCGGCGACGGTGCAAGTCCAGGTTCGCATGCGCGGTCGCGACCAGTTCGGCAACGCGATCGAGGAGATCACGCCGTGGGTCACTAAGGTGATGACCACGACGTCGCAGCTCTTCTGCCTGCACATGTCGAAGGTCTTCGCGGTGGTGGACGACTGCTGGGTCAAGACCTCGAACGTGTCGACGGTGGCGACGTCGGCGGCGTCGATCGGCGTCATCGCCGTCATCGACCCAGCGAAATCGGAGGCGGGGGTCATGGGCGACGTGGATTGGTATTCTGCGGTGTGGGCGGTCATGGCCGGGGGCCCCGTCAACACCAACTTGGACCACTGCGGAACGGCCCCCAACTGGGGCTTGGGGACGCCGATGCGGGTCGAGCCGTACGGTCCGAGCAACCCGTACGCGTCGCCGGAGATCATGGGGTGCACGGCCACCCTGCTCCGCCAGACGACCACGCCGACCGTCATCAACGTGACGGCGAGAGTCCCCGCGCGCGGGCAGCTGTCGGTTTCCGGGGCAGCCCCTACCACTGGGGTCGCCCTCGGCCGCAGCACCTCCGGATGGCAGGGATGCATGCACAAGCTCGGGTTTTTCAGCAACGACAGCTGGACGACCAAGGTGGCCGGCATCGACCTCGGCGGATCCAGCCTGCGCGCCAGCGGCATCCCGGCGGCCTGGGCGCAGCTGGGAGAGGACGACATCCAGCTGACGATGCTGCTGCGCACGACGGTGGCGACCATGCGCGGCGCCAACCCCTCCAAGACCTACCCGAACGGCTGAGGAGGCGACCATGACGACCAACGTGTCGCGGCGCAGTGGGATCTACGAGGCCCACCTCGCGCCGCAGAGCGGGCTGCGGCAGCGCCAGGGCATCATGCACTTGGTGACGGCCCAGACCCAGAACGTCAACGCACGGCCGATCGGCGGCACCGCCAGCGCCGCTGTGTCGGCCTGGACGGCGCTCACCGTCAACAACCGCCCGGTCCCGTTCTGCGGGACGCTGGTGGCCCTGCTCGCGCAGGCATCGACGACGACCGGCACCGTGCAGCTGCGCGTTCGCGGCTTCGACCAGTTCGGCCAGTACGTGGAGGAGGTGACCCCGGTCGTCTCCTACGCGGCCAAGACGAACAACTACATCTATTTGGCGAAGGTCTTCTCCTACGTCACGTCGGTGGAGTTCAAGTCGACAGGGCTCGACATCGCCGGCGACACGCTATCGCTCGGGCAGCGGTGGGATTGGACCCGCACCAACGACGCAACGAACCAGCACCACGCCGGCCGCAACCTTGGCATCCCGATCTACTCGCGCCTCGCCGCGAAACCAGCCGGGAGCTCGTTGGTCGGACAGCGGTTGAAGCCAGCGGTCGCCGGCGGACTCGGTTCGGTCTACATGCGGGCGACCGCGACGTCCGCCATCTTCGGCGACTACGCCGATTCCTCCGTCCACCAGCCGTACGTGTACGGCCACGCCGGCAACGTGCTGGCGATCAGCGCTCTCCCATCGAATGGGGAGACGGTGACGATCGACTCCAAGGTCTACACCTGGAAGACCGTGTTGACCTCGGCCGATGGCGACTTGCTCATCGGTGCGGACACTGCAACCTGCGGCAGGACGCTTGCGGCGGCCGTGAACCTGTCTGGTGGAGCTGGGTCGATCTACGGCGCCAACACCACACGTCACCCGACGGTGCGTGCCGGGAAGCTCATCAGCGCCGTCATCGAGTTCTTCGCGGTCGAGGCGGGGGCGATGGGCAACCTGATCGCCGCCACGGAGACGATGGCGAACGGAGCATGGGCCGCGGCGACGTTCTTCAGCGGCTACGACCTGCCGCTCGAGCTGATCGGGCTGACGGTCCGCGAGACCAATGGCAGCGTCGCGACGCTCCGCGCCAACCAGCTCGCGATCGGCCACAACGAAGCCGGGTGGGAGGGGTCGATCGAGAAGGCCCACATCCTCTTCCAGTCGGACGTGTCGTTCTGGGCCGCTGCCGACAATATGTTCCTGACCTACTCGCTGCTCACCGCCGAGGCCGCAGCGTAGCGCCATGGCCGACGCCTTCGGAGCGATCGGCCAGTCGAACGAGGACGGTCAGGGGGACTGGCTGAAGCTCGCGAGTCCGGCGTCTCCGGCCGACTTGGCGCATCTGCAGTTCTTCCAGATCGACCTGTTCGCCTACGTCGACGATGCGGGCGCCATCAACCCGATGGTGTTCTCGGCGACGCACACTCCAGCGTCGGCGTACGACTACCCTCCGAACATCGGGTTCCCGACGTACTTCCCCATCGGCTACAAGTTCGGCCCCGAAGTCTACGGCGGCTTGGCTCTTTGGGAGGCATTCGGCGCAGACCCGATCTTCGTCAAGCTGTCGCCCGGAGGCACCTACCTGACGGACAAGGAGCCGCAGGCTCCTCTCGCGTACCCTGGCTCGTGGTTCTGGCCTGCCGCCCACCGAAGCTGGGACACGCAACTCGCTCGCGACACGACGCCGTACAGCGACGTCGTCGTGGCGTCCGGAACCGCCACAGCGTCGACAGTCCTCACCATGACCGACCCGATGGCATCCCTCGTGCCAAACGCGCACATCGGGCATTGGTGCCTCATGGGGGCCAACAAGGGATTGGTGATCGCCAACACGGCCACCGAGGTGACGGTGCTCGTCTGGGTGACGTCCGGCCTCACGCCGCCGACCCCAGGTGCCTACACGATCGTCCGCCGGACGATGATCGGCTCCTCGCTGTCCAAGGCGTTCGTCGATGGGTACTGCCCTGCCGCCTTCGCAGCAGCCGGAGGGACACTTGGCGACTTCGACATGAAGGCGATTCAGGTGACGCTCGGAGAGAGCGACAGCCTGGAGCACGAGCGTGCGCTCCTCGCGAAGGAGAACATGCTCGACCTCATCTGGTACATCAGGAACAGGCTGGTCGCGCAGGGACTGACCAGCCTGCCGGCGAGGAAGGTGGCATTCAGCCTCGCCCTCATCGTCGAAGGCACCAGCATCTGGCCCTACGCCAACATCACGAACCAGCTCTACCGCGAGCTCGCGGACAGCGACCCTTGGGTGCGGATCGTTGCGGTCGAGGACCTCGAGCGAGGCGGCTTCGACAACAACACGTCCACCGACAACATCCACTACAACCACAACGGCCAGAAGCTGCTCGGGCAGCGTCACGGCGCCGCGATGGTTGAGCTCGTGCAGCAGCAGCAGTCGGGGGCCGACCCGGGACGGGGATCGCACCACTACTACGGCCAGCACGTCGCCGTGACTCCGGTGTGGGGTGCTGGGTCGACGTTCGTGCACCGGCTCGTTCGGTTCGCCGACCTGACGTCGATCGCAGTCGGGGAAAGGCGCGTGCCTGGGTTCTACGCTCGTCGCGACGCAGCTGCCGGCTGGCTCCCGCTCTACATCAGCGACGATGGCGACCTGCTGTCGAATCGACCGCAGGGGCCGTCATGGACGTTGGTCGGCTTCGCGTCGCCGACGCAGCTCGCCGGCATGGTGCCGGCATCAGGGTACGCGCCTGCGGTCACGCACCGCAAACACTCGCAGCGCGGTTGCCGCGGCGGATTCTCGGTCGCCGGATTTGTGTGGCCGATGGCGTCAGGAGGGTTCGATGCGTTCCCCGAGCTCCTGGAGGACTTCGCCTCCGCTTCGCAGACCCACACCGTCCGCTGTTCTGGGGGCACGCATCGCATCACGACGGAGATCCCGGCGGCGTCGGTGAATCGCGACTGGCTGCTCCGCGGCGCCAGCGGCGCCTTCGCGTTCCGCGCCGAGCTGCGCATCGACGAGAAGCTGGGGGCGCAGGAGGAGCTTTGGATGCGCCACCGGATCGGCTGGGGCGACTATCGCGCGCCGCAGGTGGACGGCACCGCCGTCGTGCACATGCCGCCGATTCGGGAGCAGAACATCCAGGGCGGCCAGCTCTACGCCGAGATCACCGGCCTCGAGTTCGGGTGCGACGAGGGAGCCCCGTCCGAGGAGCTCGACTCGTGGCAGGTCAACCACGGCGGCGTGGCCGCCAACGGCGACGCCGTCGTGTGGACTGGCGTTCGGATGCGGCAGGAGGTGACCCCGAACTGGAACGGCATCGAGGGGTGCTTCCGCGTCGTGCACGAGGCGCAATGCGACTTCGCTCTCGACACCGACCACGACGCCATCAGGTTCGACCTGTCCGTCTTCGCCACCAACGACTTCGACCAGCAGCTGACCTACGACCCAGCGACCGGCACCACGACCGACAAGTCCTGGGACCCGACGACCAACCGCTTCCACATCGTCGACACCTCTTCGATCGTCACCTACGACAAGACTGGTGGCGTGCACGCGACCGCGGCGACGCCATTCACGCAGGACGCCGGCGTCGTTGCGTGGTGCGCCACCGGCACCCACAGCGCTTCGTCGGATGGGCTGACGTGGGGCGTCTACCTCCCGATCCGGCCGATCGGCTCGGCGCGGAACGCGACACAGCTGGTGCTGGGCAACTGGACGGAGCCGCTCGAGTCGACGTACGCCGGCTTCAGCGACTACGACCAGCGCAACTACAGCTACGCGCAGGCGCGCTTCCAGCTTGCCAGCGGGACCCCAGTGGTCGCGGGACAGAAGATGCGCGTGGCGATGTTCGTCCTGGTTGGGACCGCGGATCAGATGCGCGATGCGGCGGACGCACTCTATGCTCTCGGGGTAGACGCCACATGGACCGACTAGCCACCAAGCACTCCTACACCCGCAAGGCGGGTGACCAAGTCCCGAAGCACATCACGCGACTGATGCGGATGCGCCATCCCACGGTGTCGATCCTCTGGGACAACGCGAACAAGAAGTGGTGCCTCGTGCAGAACTGCCGAGGGCAGACGCACTTCATCACCTTCCTGGCGCAGGGTGTGACGCTGGCGAACACGGTCTACTACCTCGACTCCATCCACCCGACGAGGTTGTCGTCGAAGTGGGCTCGCGAACGATTCCTCGCCGACCTCGACAAGAACGTGACCGCGGCTGCGGTCTCGAACGTGGCTCGCGACATGGTCCGTGACGGCAGCAGCGACCTCTTCAACGCCCTGACCAACCGGAAGGTGTTCGGCCGATGACCTACAACGTGCAGGACCTCATCACGCGCGTGCGCGAGCGCGTGCACGATCGAAGCGGCCACGCCTACGCCGACGACGAGGTGCTGCGCGCTGCCGACGACGCTCTCCGGCAGATGTTCACCGCCATCAGGACGGTTGGTGACGGCCCGAACCTCGACTACGTCGACTTCGCCGTCTCTTCGCTCACGCAGGTCGAGCGCAACGTCTACACGCTCGACATCCCCGACGTGATGGCCGACCCGCAGCACGTCGAGCTCATCTCGACCGACAACGGCCGCGTGCAGCAGATCATGCAGGCGAGCCTGGCCGAGAAGGGGGTCGCCGAGCTGGACTGGCCCGGCCGACACATCGTGTGGAACTGGGGACCGAAGGGCACCTTCCAGCTGCGCGGCATCGTGACGAGCTACGTCACCCTGCGCATCTGGTACGTGCGCCAGTTCCCGCCGCTCTTCTACTTCGCCGCGACCGCCGGCTCGACGACGTCGGCGACGATCGGCGCCGCGACCGGAGGCTACAAGGCCCGCAACGACTGGTACGCCGGGTACCAGTTCGAGGTGGTGTCCGGCGCCGCTGCCAACGTCGGGCAGGTGCGGCGCGCGTCAGCGTTCTCCGGCGGCGTCCTGACGATGGCAGCGTGGCCGGCCGCGATCGCCTCCACCAACGTGATCGCGATGGTGGTCCCTCTGCCGGACGAGCATCACGAGTACCTCGCCGCCCTGGTCGCCATGCGGCTCCTCCGTCGATCGGGGGCCGCTGAGGAGATGCAGCTCCTCGGTGGCGAGCTGTCCGAGCTGCGCGCCGACTTCGAGTCTGGCATCGCTCGTCGCGCCAGCGGCGAGCCGCCACGGCTGTCCAACAGCCGGAGGGGCCGATGACCGGCACGACGGAACAGGTCCGGCCGGTCACCGGCGGGCTGGTCACGAAGGCGCCGCCGACGTTGCTGGCGGGCAACTCGACACCGGATGCGCTGAACGTCATCGCCCGCGACATCGTCCTGAAGTCGCGCGGTGGGTTCGTCCCACTTTTCAAGGACCGGATGCCGGGCGACTGCATCGCGAATCAGGGGTTCCTGACCACCGCGCGAGAGAGCATCCTGTCGTCGGACAACTGCGACTTCGTCGTCAGCCCAGGGTGCCTGTTCGCCGGGCACCGCCCGATCTACAACGATGCAGGGGGCCTCACCGTCGCGCTGTGGGTCAGCCCGACCAAGTTCTACGGGCAGGTCGGCGGCAACGGCCAGAGCGGCACCGCGGCCCCGTACGACCCGGCCCCGTACACCGTTCGCGTGTGCCCGATCATCAGCAAGGGTCCGGTCAAGCAGGGTGAACCGACCGGCACCGTGCAGACGGCCAACGACTGGGGGACGGCTTCCACCAGCGGGCTACCGTTCTGCCTCTACTTCTTCAACTCCGGAACGGGCTCGGCTCCGGTGTGGGAGCTCAGGCTCAGCGCCAACGTGAAGATCGGCGGCAACTGGACGATCCAGACGGTCACCGCGTCCGTCTCGCCGGCGGAAGGTCGCAGGTACCACGTCCTATTCGCCGTCTCCGGAAGCCGTCTCGCTCTGCGCGTCGGCGAGTACTGGGCGGACAACGGAGGGACGATCGAGTACCACGAGCAGGAGACGACGTTCTCCGGAACGCTGGCGGACAACCTGTGCCCGATCCAGGTGTTCGACTGCCCCATGTGGTTCGTGAAGGGTGCCACCGGGGCAAGCGCGACGCTCCGCCCTGGCCTGGGCTACTCGAGCGCGGCGAGCGGCGGACCATGGTTCGCCAAGCTGCGCCCCGATGCTCGCATCGAGGACATCAGCATCTGGTCTGGCGACCTCAACCTCGAGACGCTCGAGCGCGTCGACCACGTCGCTTGGACCGGCCAGCAGGACCTCATCAGTCTGTGGGGGATGCGCGGGTTCGCCGACGACTACGTGCTCGAGGAGACTGGCCGCGGCAACCACCTCTTCTTCGTCCCGCGCGGCCCGGTGTCAGTGCCCGACGACGGAGGCAAGGAGGGCGGCAGCTGGTTCTTCAACGGGAGGACGAGCTATGCCATGGTCGACTGCGACACGCCGGCGTGGCGGTGGTTCGACGATGGCTCAGCGACGAACACGCCGGCGACGATGAGCACCATCGTCCGGGACAACATGGCGCACGGCATCGCCGTCGAGTTCTGGGTCGATGCCATCGAGCCGCTGTACGACTCGGTCGTCGCCGAGATCCACAGCGTGATGCGCATCGTGCTCACGCCCTCCGGGAATCTGCGTGTGGACGTCCGCGACGGCACGGTCAGCGCGGCTGCCACCACAGCGCAGCAGGTCGGCCTCAACTACCAAGTGGGCCCAACGTCGACGAGCGTGCTCGTGCCTGGGAGGCGCTACCACGTTGCCGCCATGCGGAGGAACGGGGGCGCAACCGTCGACCTCTACATCGACCAAGTCCTCGAAGTGAGCGCCGCTGGGCTGAACCCGAGCAACTACGCGGTGAGCGCGAGCGCGGGCAACAGCTACGCCATCAGCGGGATCACGCTTGGCATGGGGTCCGAGGAGCGGATGCTGCGGGCCCCGACCCTCGATGACGCGACGATGGCTGGCGTCAACCAGATCAACACCGCGCTGCTCTCCGGCTTCGTCGGACGCATCGAGACGTTCCGCGTTCTGGTCGGGACTGAGGCGGCGACGCAGATTGAGCGCCACGGCCCGGAGGACGCCGATTCGTGGCGGTTCCCGGAGCAGCGACTGTGGACGAACCCGATGGCGGCCGATCGCACGAGACTGCAACCGTATGACCCGGGGGACACCTGCAGGGGCACAGGACGAGGGTCGGCTGCCATCATCGCCACGCAATCCAACAGCGGCGCCAAGGTGCCGTTCGCGGTGTCGACTGGGACGCCGACGGCCTACTACCAGCTGCACGACGGGACGCTGGAGAACGACGCGGCCCGCGGCATCGAAGGGCACGCTTCGGTGGTCGGCGTCGGAGCCCGCCTCTTCTTCGTCTTCGCGTACTTCCGTTTCGTCGAGACCGACGGTCGGTCCGAGTACAGCGGCAGCTTCTGGCGCGGACTCGAGTACCGATACGTCACCGCCGGCGCGGTCACCCCTCTGGTCGCCGATCAACAGCCACACCCGTACAAGCACACGCATGTGCAGTTCTCGTCCGTCGCCGACGCGGTGGGCCTGCTCGGTGCGGTGGAGCGAAGGTGCTCCGAGCCGGACCTGCAGAACGACTTGCAGGCTGCGATGGGGACGTTCACCAGCGAGTGGCTGACGGCGAGGCAGCGCCCGTACTCGGTCCGGTGTCCGCTCGAGGTCGGTCCGCGATGGGCGCCCGGATTCGTTCGAGCCACCCTCGGAACCACCCCCGTCACTATGCTGGCCGACTACTCGGCGCAGGAGGCCGATCGTCGGCTGATCCTCACCGGCGCAGGGAGGTCGCTCTACTGGGCCAAGCCGCAATGGCAGGACGGACGACTCGCCTTCGCCGGCGGGATCGACAGCTACGTCTTCGCCCGAACCAACAGCGCTGCCGACCTCAACGTCACCGGCGCGGCCAGCAAGAGCACGGTGGTGCTCAGCATGTGGCTGCGTCCGACTCGCCTCGATGGCCAGCGCATCATCGCCTGGAAGGGGCCGGCCGGTGGGGGCGGCCTCTACAACTGGATGGTGTGGGCAGACAACGGGGCGATCGTCGTCGAAGGGGCCGAGGACGCTGGGCCGGCGCTGTGGCAGTTCGTGCAGGGAGACGCGACCGCTGGAGATGCCGACGTGCGGCGGCACAACTCGCTTCGCGTTGGTGTGTGGAACCACCTCCACGTCACGATCGGCGGTGCCGGCGTGCAAGTGCGCGTCAACGGGCAGCTGCTGAGCATGTTCGACGCCAACGGGCTCACGGGTGCGAACCAGTCCGACGCCTGGGGAAGCGGAGACAGCATCGTGCCGCTCGGAGGCGAGTTCTACCTCGGCGGCGTACCTGGCGGGTACGAGGCGTACACCGCGGTGATGTTCGATCGGTCCATGCAAAGCTGGCACGGATCAATCGCCGACGTCCAGGTCCGCACCTCCGTTGACTCGACGCGATGGCCGTCTGGCAAGGACGGGTTCCCGCTTCCGATGGGCACGCTCGACGCCGGCGCGGTCTACGCGCTGCCGCTCGACGAAGGAGCCGGGTGGCTCTGCCGCAACTCCGTGGCGCCAGGCTATGACGCCGAGTGCCGCATCCGGGAGTTCATCCCCATCGCATCGGGCATGCGGATCGCCTCCGGAGCCAAGTGGCGGTCCGTCGCTGTGCGCGATCGCGTCATCGTCACCAACGGCGCCGATGACCCGATGCAGATCAGGTTCCTCGGAGAGGACGTCGCCAACCCGTGGTTGGTCTTCCGCGTTGGGATGGCTGCTCCGGTCCTGGTTGCTGCCGCGGTGACGGCGACCACGACGGCCGGAACCGGGGTCCCGGCCGGCACCTACTTGGTGCAGGTCGCGTTCGTCAACGGCGATGGGCTCGAGAGTGAGACGGTCATGCTCGGCACGTACGAGCTGGCGGCGGACGTCGCGACGCTCGAGCTGCACTTGTGGGGCATCCCACGTTCACCAGACCCGCAGGTGGTTGCGCGACGCATCTACGTCTCTCCGATCGGCGGAGGGGAGGCGCTGTTCAACCGCGACGTGTACGACAACGACAGTTTGGACGTGACGGTTGAGGTCTACGACGCCGCCGGCGTCGGCCCGACTCCGGGGAACCAGCTGCCGGCGCCGCGCGGGAAACATCTCGCCGTCGCCGGTCACGCCCTGGTCGTCGGCGACCTGACCGACATCCCCGCCGGACGCAATGCCATCTCGGTGTCGAGGACCGACGAGGTGACCCAGTTCACAACGTCGAGCTCCGTCGTCATCGACTCCGAGGATGGGAAGCCGCTGATCGGGATCGCGCACAACCAGCAGCAGGTCCTGCTCAGCAAGAAGGACCAGATCCACATCCTCGCCGTCGGCGCCATCACCGCGCTGCAGGTTGATGCGTCGATCCGCCTCCAGCAGAACAGCGACGGCATCGGCGGAGGAACGGCCGGCGCCAACAACATGCTCTACGGAGCCGGCGACCGCGGGGTGTTCGCCTTCAACAACTCCGAGCTGCAGTACCTGACGGCCAACATCGAGACGACGTGGCGCAACGAGGTCGACCGCTCTCCGGACGGCCTCTATGCCATGGAGGGAGCGTTTCTGCGCCCGTGGTCGCAGTACTGGCTGTCGGTGCGCCGGATGGACGCCACCGAGAACGACACGATCTTCGTGCTCGACCTCGAGTCGAACAGCTGGTGGCGCCAGGTGGTGTTCGGCCACACCACGATGCGCATCATCGAGTCGATCGGTGACGCGCCATGCGTCGCCATCGGAACCAACGACGGCAGGGTTCTCTACTACGACGACTCGACGAAGATCGACGGTGCCGACCTGGAGGCGCTGCGCAACGGCGCGGCGACGATCACAGCGTCGACCGGGCTCAGCGGCGACTCCTCCCACGTCGTCATCGCCAGCGGCAACTTGTCGACGGTCCTCGCCGGCCTTGAAGGCGCGAATGTGCTCGTGACGCACGATGGCGTCAGCGAAGTCAAGCGCGTGGCCTATCACAGCGGAGACACGATCTACTGGGACTCTCCGATCGAAGGGTTCGCCTCCTACACGTCGATCGCAGTCGGCGCGTACGAATCGTACTGGACGACGGCGTGGTTCCCGGCTGGACGCGCCGGCAAGCCGGTGTCGGTCTACGACGCGCAGTTCGAGTTCGTCCCGCACGCCGGAAACGTGCAGGTCGACTTCGCCACGATCGCTCGCGATTGGACTCCGGAAGCAGCGTGGCCGACGGCGGCCAACCGATCGGAGTCCTTCACCGTCGACATGACCACCGGGTACTCGGTCCGCGGACCGCAGCCGAAGGACCATGCCCGCGGCATCTACCAGCGCATGCGCATCGGCACCTACGGCGTCAACGATCCGTGGCAGCTGGTCGGCTACTCGTTCCGCCGCGAAGAGTCCGCCGCCGGTCACACGGCCGGGAGGTTGTCGTGAACCTTCCGGTGTACGACCCAACTCCGATCCTCGCGGGCGCGCAAGACCGGACGATCCAGCAGAACTTCGAGTCGCTGGTCGAGTGGATCCGGTCGCTGCAGGTGGCTCTCAACCGCGAGCTGTGGACGACGACATGGCTCGGCGCCAACTTCGCGACGGCCGACGCACTGGCCAGGGCCGTCGGTGTTGGGTTCGACATCGAGCCACGCCGCACGTACCAGATCCGAGGCTGCTTCCTGCTGCGCACCACGAGCGCAGCCGTCGGCCCGCGCCCGGGGCTGCAGTGGCCGTCCGGCGTGCTCGACGGAGCGTTCCGCGTGACGGCTCCGACCGGCGCGACCTCCGAAGCCATGCTCAACAGCCCGATGGCCAGCGGGTTCGCCGCCAGCACTGGATTGCCAACCACCGACAGCTACCTTGCGACGATGGACGCGATTGTCGTCGCTGGCACATCACCCGGCCGACTGGAGCTCACTCTCGCCAGTGAGACGGCCGGCACCACGGTCTCGATGCGCGCCGGATCGTGGCTGGCTTACCGCGCCCAGTGAAACACCATGACGCCTGACATCCCTTCGTGGGTGCTTCTGTTCGAGCGGCTCGGCCCTGGGCTGGCGATTCTCGTGTTCGTCCTCGCCACATTGTGGAAGATCGTCCCATCCCTGCTGAAGCTGATGGCTTCGTGGAAGAAGCAGGCCGACATCGTGTCGGCCGCGGTCCCTCGCGTTGAGTCATCCCTGGAGCAGATAGCACGCGGGCTGCAGCATGGGTTCCAACGGCTCGAGGACAAGTTCGATGCAACCATCTCGACGAGATCGCCTGCGAGCGATCGGGAAACTGGCAGGTGAAGGGGTCCTATTCGGCCTGTTTGCTATGATCCCGGCGCTGGGGGTCGCCGGAGCGGCGACCGTCTTTCGTTGCACGAGAACAACACATGACCATCCAGATCGACTTCGCGTCAGGCTACTCCGAGGAGTTCAGCGACTGCTCAGGGTACTCGAACGACGGCAAGGTCGTCCGCTTCAAGGGCCGCAAGGACGGTGACGACGCGGTGAAGGAGTGGGAGATCAACTTCGACGCGGTCATCAGCATCGCGAGGTTCTGACCAATGCGCACCACCGGCATCCTGTTCATCCTCCTCTTGGGGTCGTGCTACACGCCTTCGCAGGCCGAGGCCGACACCTACCGGGCGATCGCCCCCGAGTACGCGACGTACGTCCAGGACGATCCGAAGCTCGACCTGCTGCAGAAGCAGCGCCGCCTCGACCTGATCGAGACGTGGCGCCAGCGAGTGGGGGTGGCCAAGTGACCGACCCACTACTCACCGGGATCATCGAGCGAGTCCGGGACCGCATCGGCCTGAACGATCCGGCCCAGGTCGAACTGCTGGCGCGCCTCGCCACGGACGCGACGCAGCTGGGCGCGCAGGCAGCCGCAGGCGTCGACGTCTCGCGAGAGCTCGCCATCGTCAAGGCGAGCGCCGAAAACCTCGACGTCGCGGTGCGCCGGGTGCTCGGCGAAGAGCTTTTCATCACTGGCGTCGGGACGTTGATCCGCGTGATCGGGGCCGCTGCCGGGTAAGATCGGGGCATGGCAAACGCCAGCGACATCAGGCGCGACTTCGTCACCAACGGCCAGGAGCCGGCGCGCGGCGCGTACCGCTACCGAGAACAGACCGAGGGCAGTCCAGGCGGTTGGTACTTCGATCCAAGTGCCGCCGGCGGAGGGTACATCGACCCAAGCGGTCCGACCGCTCCGAGTCAGCCGGCGAGCGGCAGCTACCTCTACGCCGACAAGGCCGGTGGGTTCGACAGTCTGCTCCGCATGTACGAGCAGGGCCAAGGCGGCAGCTCGGCCATCCAGGACCTGCTCACCAACTTCAAGGGCACCAAGGAGGAGCTCGCCGACTTCCTGGAGATCGCCGGCCCTCTCTATGGCGGCCTCGAGGCGAAGCAGTTCCAGGGCTCGGACGCCTACAAGTTCTTCGCCGACAAGAGCAACTGGGACCTCGGAGCCATGTCCGGCTACGGCGCGGCGGCCGGCCAGATCGGCCGCGGGACGCGGCAGTCGCAGCAGCAGGCCGGCCAGGGACTCGCCGCGATGGGGTTCGGTCGCAGCTCTGCCCGCGGCGCCGTGCAATCGGCGCTCTCGCAGCAAGGCATCGGGCAGCAGGCCAACCTGCGCTCCCAGGTCCAGCAGCAGGCGATGCAGAACAAGGCCAACATGGCCGGCCAGCTGATGGACGCCAATCGGCTCGTGGCGCAGATGGCGCTCGGCCAGCAGCTGACGCCGCGGATCCAGTCGCCGCAGGGAGGAGCAGAAGGCGGCGCCGGGGCGCTGCAGGGCGCTCTGGCCGGAGCCGGCGCAGGCGCCGCGTTCGGTCCCATCGGCGCGATCGTCGGCGGTCTTGGAGGGGCGGCGCTGTCCATGTGATGAAGCCATGGTCGCCAGAGCTCGTTGGCATGGCCGCCGTCACGATCGCCGGCTTGTCGCAGCGCGTGAATGCGGCCGAGGCGTTCGGCGGGTATCGTCGCGGCGGGCCGCGCATCCACCGCAACGACACGCACGTTGTTCGGCACCCGGACGCGATCCTTCGGCTGATGCAGCAGGAGCACGACCATGAGCTACGAGGAAGCGAGGCAGGACAGGCGGCGGGCCCGCAAGAACCAGCGCACGATGATGATGCTCCAGGCGCTGGGGTTGATCGGCGGTAACCTCGCCCGCTACCAGGACAAGCGGGATGCCCAGGATCGCGCCGACAAGCTGCAGGCGCTGAAGGACCAGCACGACATCGACATGCTGAACCGCCGCGAGACGGCGATGGATGCTCGGTCGCAGAACCAGATCAACGCGCAGCTACAGATCGCCGCAATGAGGCGGACGCAGCAGGGCCGCGACTACGACCAGTCCCCGTCGAAGGAGCTGATGCTTGGAAGCAGCAGTGACGACGACCCGGTGGTCAAAGACATCCTCGAGAAGATCCAGGAGGAGGGTAGCAAGGATGGGCTGGAGGCGAATCCGGAGTACCTGAAGGCGTTGGCCCAAGACCTCGAGGTCGCCCGACTCCGAAGCGGGCTGCAGCGCAGCCGGTCGGGGTCGCCGAAGGCGGCCGTGGCGTGGCAGAACTACGCCCACAACATGGACGCCGCGATGGGCGGACCAACGAAGGTCGATCCGTCCGCCGGCGCCGACGTCGGGGCTCCCGGCTCGGTCCCGACGCAGCCGAAGATGCCGGCGCCGATCAACAGCCCGGCCGGACTCGGCGCCAACCTGTCGGAGGCGTTCGCCCGCTACATGGCCGGCGACAACTCCATGCTGCCGATTCTGCAGTCGGTCTACCCGAACCTGATGCCGACTCCCGGCAGCCCGCAGTCCACTTTGCAGCGACCGAGCATGCCGCGCTCCCTGATGGGGATCGGCACCCAAGTGAAGTAGCAGAGGACCCATGTTCCAGGACCCGAAGGGGCTGCCCGCTGGGCAGTCGCCGAGTCAGGGTCCGGGGGGCGACCCGGCGCTCATCGCGCCGCCGACGCCGTACCCGGCCCGCGTTCCCCTCCCCGCGGCGCCGACCGGGACCGACGTCCCGCCCGTTTTCGGCATGCTGCAGTCGCCCGGCGGGATGGCGCAGCCGCCGGACGCACCGACCGGCTGGATGCCGCCGATGATGCCCATCTGGCTGCTGCCGGCCGAACAGCAGACCGGGGTTCTTCTCCGCATGCAGGCGGAGCTGCAGCGCAAGCAGGCGGCCGACTCCTACGAGTTCGACCGGGCGATCCACGAAGGCGCTGCCGAGGCGCCGATGCAGGCCGACGAGTTGCGGATGGCGATGCTCGAGCGGCCCGACCAGATCGACGACCTGCAGGGCCGCGTCAAGGAGCTCGAGCCGTGGCTGCCGCCGTCTCGGAACCGCAAGCTGCAGGACAGCTACCGGCGCATCACCGAAGGCCGCGACCTGCTGAAGGAGTTCGACGCCGAGTTCGAGAAGCAGCTAAGGGGCAACATGGGCTCGGCGGTCCAGGGCAACGAGCTCGACTACGAGCTCGACAGGACCAACGCCGACATCAAGCGGTTGAAGAAGGAGGCCGAATCGCTCCCGAAGCCGCCAGGATTCTCACCCAGCGACCCGAACAAGAGCTCGGCGGAGATCGCGGACATGTACCGCCAGATGGCGAACCCGTCCGACAAGCAGAAGGCCGTCGACTCCGAGTACTCGGCCGCGCTCGGCCGACGCAAGGAACTGCTCGAGAAGGGAGCCAAGGAGTACGAACCGAACTACGCCGCCGAGGCGCTGAAGGGCCTGAACCCGTTCACGTCGGAGCCGACGGCGAAGGACGAGATGCTCGGCTACCGGAACCGGGCCGCGGAGGCCGTGCTCGGCCGCCGCGCAGGTCTCGGCGACAAGCCGTTCCCGGAGTGGCTGATCGCAGGCCACCAGCCAAGCAACGTGACCGAGATCCGCCGGCGCGTCGAAGCCATGGAGGCCGCCCTGCCGCCTGGGTGGACCATGGACATGTGGAAGGGGGCGACCGCCGAGAAGGCTGCCAGCGTGGTCGACCGGCTCGCTCGCGATACGGCGAAGGGCGACTACGCTCGCAGCTTCGGCAGCGCCGTCGGATGGCTGCCGGTCGGCGCCGGCACGTACCGTTTGGCCGCGAAGGGGGCCGAACTCCTCGGGAAGACTGTCCTGAAACAGTCTCCGCGCCTGCTGAAGGCGATGCAGGGGGTGACCCGCTACCTCGCCGGCCCGGCGGCGCTGGACGCCGCCATTGGCGCCGCGCGGCCTCTCCCGCAGGAGCAGCAGGCGCAGATCGAGGCCGCTCCGGAGCAGGACCAGCACAGTCTCGAGGTCGCCTACCGGACGCTGCAGGCGACTCGCGACGCCAGCTTCGCCGTGCTGTTCGGGCTGACCGGCGCCGGCAAGTCGCTGCGCGGCGTCAAGGTGCCGGCGAAGGCGTCCGAGAGCTTCCTGGCCGACGCCATCAAGCTCGGCGTCCTGGGCCCGGCCGTGCCGGAGCTCGCGTCGAAGGGGCTCGGCGAGATGGCCACCAGGCTCCGCAGCAACGACAGCGGCGCCATGGACGTCCTGGCCGACTTGTACGCGGCCAAGGGGATGACCGGCAGGCTGACCGAGTTCTACGACGCGGCCACCGCCGGCGACACCAAGGGGGCCATGGAGAAGGCCGCCGACTACTTCAAGGAGGCGCTCCCTGGCATGGTCGGTGTCGGCACCGTGCACCTGTGGACCACGGTGAAGGGCGCCGCCATGCGCCGCAACGCCATGCTGGAGCTCCGCCGGCAGGCCCACGGCGAGATCGACAAGCTGTCGGTCGACGACAAGGCCAAGGTCACCCTGAAGACCGAGATCGACCGCGAGCTCGAGTCGGTGTCGATGGGGCACGCCGACGACGAGTTCGCCGGCCTCAAGGAGCGGGTCGCCGAACAGCTCGGAGGCGAGGATGCCGTGAAGGCCCACCGGGTCGCCGAGGAGCGCGCTGCCGACGTCGCCCCGGACGTCCCTGGCTCTGTCCTGGAAAAGGCTCAGACGCTCGCCGTGGAGGCCCAGAACCGCGGTGCTGACCCGGAGGTCGCCCGGCAGCACGAGGCCATGGACCACCTCCACGAAGCGGCCAAGGCCGGCGATGAGGCCAAGGCGCGGACGATGGCCGAGGTGGCGGCGCGCGAGCGCGACGTCCCACAGGCGGCGGAGGACGCCGGCGTGCGATCCCGGATCGCCGACAGCCTGGAGGAGCGCCCCGGGCAAGAGCACCTGAAGGCCGTCGACGAGCGGCAGTCGAAGGAGTGGGACGTCGTCAGCCACGATGTGGACACCGGCGCTGTCCGGCTGCGCGCCGCCGACGAGCCGACCAAGACTGTCGTCATCCGCCAGGACGAACTGTCAGCCTACCGGGTGCGGATCCCCAAGGCGGAGCCGGCGCCGGTGGCCAAGGAGGCGCCGCTCCCGCCGATCCGCGACGAGCACTACGACCGGGCGGTCGCGGCGGTCCGCGCCGGCCACACCAGCGTCCGCAAGCTGCAGAAGGAGCTCGGCGTCAGCTACGGCCGCGCCAGCAAGATGATGAAGGAGCTCGTCGAAGGCGGCGTGCTGCTGCCGCCGGAGGGCAACGGGAAGGGCTACCGAATCAACGAGGCCCCCAAGCCTGAGGGCGACGAGGCGAACCAGCGGATCCAGTTCATCGGCACGATGGAGCCGGATACCGAGCAGACGTTCCGGGATGTCCTGCACGAGGCCCAGCGTGTCGCCGAGGAGTTCGACGCCTCTGGATCCAGCACGCACCTCGACGAGAACGTCGACTCCATCGTCAACCGGCTTCTGTCGATCGGCGACGAGGCGCGTCCCGACGACCCGCAGCAGGGCACGATCGAGGCCGCCGCGTGGTTCCTGACCGAGCTGCCCAGCAAGCACCGCACCGACGACCTGATCCGCCGGCTCGGCCTGTCCCAGGTGGAGGTGGCCGCTGTCCGCGACCGCGTGCGGCAGATCGAGGAGCCGCTCAAGGCGACCCACGAGGACGGCGAGACGCCGGTGACGACTCGGGCCAAGGACGAGGACGGCACCGAGCTGCGCCACGACTCCGACGCCATCGAGCACGACCTGAACACCAAGCACGACGGTGCCGACCGTGCAGTGCTGCCCGACGTCGTGAAGGCGTCCAAGCAGGTCGCGATTGACGACCTGCCGCCGCACCTGCGCGAGCTGCACGCCAAGGCACTTGCGCTCGGCAGCGAGCACACGGCCGCCGACGAGGTCTACCGCGCGTGGCTCAACGAAGAGCACGACATGGAGGCCAATCAGTCGGGGCACGAAGGATTCGTCAAGGGGTACGAGCGGCTTCTCGACGACCTGATGGACGACCTGACCAATGCGAAGAAGCCGAGGGAGCGGCAGGAGGCCCTCGACTTCCTGGCCGACCAAATGCGCATGCTGAGCATGCCGAACGGAGAGGCGGCCATGCTGTCTCTGACTCCGGAGAGCCGCCGCGTCCTGCAGCGGATGCGCGACCTGTGGCACTGCGCGACCGAGAAGCTCGAGATCCATCGCATGAAGCCGCTGCGCAAGATGCGTGGCGAGTCGGGATCGGCCAGCATCGGGACCGTGCTGGTGTCGCCGTTCCAGGCCGCGGCGCTGATCCTGCGCGCGGTTCGCCGGACGCCGGGCAAGCTGTTCCGGATCGGAGCCCGGGTTGCCGCGTTCACGCTGCGGGCGGGCGGGAAAGTCACCGGCATCGGCCTCGGAAACGAACGAGTGGCGGCCGACGTCTCGGCACGCGCCGACACCGTCGTCAGCAAGAACGTCGGCGCCTACAAGAGCAGCGCGATCGACAATCTCACCAAGTGGGGCGAGCCGACGTTGGTTGAGGCCGAGCACGACGCGAAGCACAACTCGGCGATCGTGCAGCAGGCCACGGAGCAGCTGCACCGCGTTCTGCTGCGTGAGGACAAGGACTTCGACCACAAGTTCAACAAGTGGCTCGAGTACTCCGGGATCCCCGAGGAGAAGCGGACCAAGGAGCAAGAGGCGCACCTCGACGAGATGGACGACAAGGCGACTCCGGCCCAGCGCGAGCTGATGCGGGCGTTCCCAACCATGTTCGAGAACCTCCGCAAGTACATCGCGCGGTGGGGCCTTCCCGACCAAATGCTGCGGCGGCGCATTCTGCGGTTGCTCGGTGAGCAGTTGACCGAGCACGACTCCATGGTGCAACACCTGGAGGGCGAGCTGCAGCAGCGGCTCGACGAGCGCGCCGTCGCGCGCAACGAGGCCCGCAGTCGCGGAGCCCGCACGTTCAAGGACGACGATGGATGGCACGAGGCGGAGCGCGCCGTGCGCCGTGCACGCACCGCTGCCGGGTCGGCCCGCGACAATCGGGCGAAGGTCGCCGAGTCCTTCCAGCGCATCGGCAACGAGATCGAGGACATCGTCAAGAAGTGGGGTGTGGTCGAGCGCGGATTCAGTGCTGCAGTACCGAACCGCGATCCGCAAGAGGCGATCGTCGAGGCCCGCAACAAGGGCTTGGCCGATGCCGTCGAGGCGATGAACGAGCTTTCGGACATCCTCCCGAAGACCCTCGAGGAGATGCGGAAGCTCACCGGCGAGAACTTCGCCAAGGACTTGCTCGAGCCGCCGCGAGCTGGCCACTTCATGGCTCGTGGCGACGTGCTCGAGGGAGCCGGGATGCGCGACAAGAGCGCCCTGCGGTCGTTCTTCCACTACTCCCGTGAGGTCTACCGGCTTCTGCCGGTCGCCCGCTGGTACGAGCACAACTACGAGCGCATCTACGGCACCCCGCGCATAGTGACCCGTGACGAGCTGATTCTCGGGAAGACGATCCACGGCGGCCAGGAAGTGGAGTTCGTGCCGCACGGCGATCCCGCCCCGGTCCGATCGGCGACGCGCCGACGGCTCGGCGGGCAGGTCTTCACCCTGAAGGCGAAGAACGCACAGGGGCACGTCAAGGAAGTGCACTTCCGCACCTTCGCGGACGCGAAGACGGCGCTTGCCAATGCTGCTTCCGACGTGATGAAGTCGAAGATCGTGGAGAAGTGGGAATGGCTCCCGCCCAAGGAGCAGAACCTCGGCGCCCGCGTGGTGCTGCTGCAGTCCAGCGCCGCTCGCGCGCTCGGCATGTCGAGGAAGCCTCGCGTCGGCAGCGTCGAACACGAGACGATCAAGGTCGAGCGCGAAACCACGGAGGGCGAGATCAAGGAAGAGCCGCTCGGCCGGCTCGCGCTGCCGGAGGACAGCATCCTCCGGTGGCCCACCGAGCTCGTGGGGCGCGTCATGTCGCGCGTCGAAGGGACGGGCAAGTACTTCGACATCCAGAAAGAGCACGGGCCACAGGCGGCGACCGGGTTCATCGACTACCTGCACCGCAGCCAGAAGCAGGCTCTTGGCCGCGAGATCCCCGGCGGGCTGCAGCGCGCCATCTCGGCGTTCTTCAGCATCCCGCGGCACAGCTATCTCGGCCTCATGCAGCCCAGGAAGGCGCTCAAGGAGCTCGGGGACGCCCTCAGCGCGACCGCCATGGTTACCGGGCCGCAGCGGGCCTTCGAGTCGCTGGCGTGGGCCGCCGAGCACTTGGAGCTCGTCGACAAAGCCATGCGGAATGCCTACAAGGCCGACGTGGCCGGGCAAATCGGCGGTGCTGTCCGCGGCGAGAAGGTCGGCGAGCGGCAGGCGATGAACTACCTCCGCGACCTGTCGGAGCCCGACGTGAACACCGGCAAGGTGCTCATGCGCCAGCTCGAGGACGGCCTCCGCACCCCGAAGCAGAAGCTGGCCCGCATGAGCCCGGACAAGAGGGCCGAGCGGGAGATGCTTGACGACGCGCACGTCGCTCTCGTCCAGAGCGGGCTCACCGGCACCGCCATGGCCGAGCACTTCGGCTCGACGGCGCGGCGCGACTTCGCCTACGGCGAGCCGCTGTTCCTCCGCCTCGAGAGGCCGGAGAACATGGCCGGTCTGCTTCGCATGGCCCGGCACGCCGGGCAGACGGGCGCACGCGCCGCCGGCAAGGCCAGCTGGTTCATGCGCCAGTACACGCAGAACCTGAACATGGCGTTGACCCACCTAGTCGCCTACATGTCGCAGCGCCGGATCGGCAAGAGCGATGCGGTGGCGCGCGACGTGGCGTTCCGGTTCGCACTGGCCCAGGGCAACATCGCCAGCCGGCTCACGCAGCCGGACTTCTTCAACACGGCGAGGGGCGAGGCGGTGAAGCCTCTGTTCTCGTGGGTGCAGTCGCAGTGGTCGACCAACTACCGATACCTCTTCCACAAGCAGCAGACGCCGCAGTGGGGAGGCCGCGCGATGCAGGTCGGTCGCTACATGATGCGCATCTACCTCTACTCGCAGCTGGGCCAGATGTTCGGTCGCGACCTGACGCAGAACATCGGCGGCGGCCTCGGCCAGGTGCCGGTGGTCGGCCCGCTGGCGCTGTGGAGCAGCCACAAGCTGCAGTCGACCCTCAGCCTGATCGCCGATCCGGAGGACGCGAGGCGCGAGCTCCCAGGGTGGCGGCAGAAGCTCGTGTCGCTGGCGCCACACCTGCCGCAGTTCATGCAGGAGTGGTACGTCCGCCGCGCGCAGTCGATGGGCGCCTTCGCCGGCGACATCCCGCTGCCGCCGTTCCTCGGCACCCAAGCGCCGATGGTGTTCTCGATGGCTGAAGACGCCTGGACGTGGCTCGCCGGCATGAAGGACAACGCGCCGGTCGGCGACAAGCAGCGCGCCGAGGCGCGCGACCGCTTGCTGTTCACGACCAACGACTACGCCTTCGTGTGGAACCAGCTGTTCGGCAGCATCGACGACCCGAAGGACCCTGGCTACGCCTTCATCACCAGCCCGGCCACCGGAATCACCAGAGAGCGCGTGAAGAAGGGCGAGCGCGTCTGGCGGGTCATGTGGAACATGCTGTACCCCAGCCTCGAGGACGGCATCAACCGCACGCGGAACTCCATCCTGGACCCGATGCGCGACAAGATGGTCATGCTGCATTCCAGCAACGAAGGCTTCAAGTCGCGGCAGATGCTCATCCGCGCCCGCGACCTGGAGGACGCCGCCGGCAAGGCGAAGTCGCAGGAGCAGGCATCCCAGCTGCGTCAGCAGGCCGCCGAGCAGCGTGACGCCTTCATGGACGACATCAAGAGGCGGGCACGCGACGAGCAGATGACCGTCTCAGAGGCCCGCTCGCTGGTGCAGCGCATGCGGCTGTCGGCCAACGCCGAGATGAACCTTACGGCCCAGGAGCGCGACATCATCAACGCCCCCACGACCGACGAGGGGCTCAAGCAGATGACGGCAGCGCTCAACGACTTCGGCCAGCCCATCACCCGCGAGCGCTTCAACACGGTGCTCAATGCGTGGTACCCGAACGGCGACGCAGCGAAGCAGCTGCGTAGGGTGAGCAAGGAGACGCGCGAGAAGTTCCTCAGCGCCTACCGGACCGCCGTCGCCCGGTGGGAGTCGGAGCTCAGGACTGGATCCCGCTGATCGACTCGAGCACCGCGATGGCACGCTCGGCAAGGTCGGACGGCATCTTGCCGAGCTGGTTGGTGAGCGAGACGAACACCTTCGTCTCGCGGTCCTTGGTGTCGGCCGCCTTGCGGAAGAAGGTGGCCAGTGCGTCGCACTCCGCGGCAGGCTCCTTCTCGACGATGGCCTGGATGCGCTTCAGGAGAGTCTTGGTCGGATGTTCCATCCGCGCATCCTACGCATCGTGTGCGCGACGCGCAACTACCGATTCGCCGTTTGCGCCGGTTCCGCCGGCATCTCCCCGATGGCCTCCACGATCTCGTCGGAAGTCGCCACCTTGGCAAGGAAGGCCCTGGCCATGGGGACGTCGTCGTGCGTCATCTTGAGGTAATCGGCGTACACACGACGGACCTCCTCCAGGCGCTGTTTGTGCGCGACGCACGCGCGGTAGTCCTCCCACACGCCCTTCAGGGCCTTGTCGCAGGCTCGGACCCGCTCGTCGTATTCGCGCATCTCTTTCTCGTGGCGGGCAACGTCCGTCTCCCACTCGTCGATCAAGGACTTGCAGGCCGTCCGATCGGACTCCGTGACGACGATCTTCGAGACCACCTTTCCATTCCGGAACGGCCTCACCCACCAGTCGCCTCTGTACTCCCGCTGTAGATGAGACGCACCGCTGAGGGCGCGTTCTGCCTCCTCCCTGCTCGCGAAGCAGACGTCGGAGAACTCCTTCCCGTAGGAACCGTCGAACTCGATCACGAAGACGTCAAACGTCTTCATGGTCGGCTTCTGCTTCGACACTGGCGCCGGCAGCTTGGGGCGCAGGAACCCAGTGCGCATCAGCTCGACGTTGCACAGCTCGGTCATCTCGTCGTGCGTGAGGTCGCCACGCTCCGACCTCTCCAGTTCCCAGTATGTCCTCATCGGATCTCACCCTTGTTGTTGCGGATGGCGTCGTACGCATCCTCGGCTTGCTTGGCGGTCAGCGTTTCGTAACTGCCGTTCCAGCCTGGAACCGCCTTCCCGACCAGCTCGGCCTGTTGCTCGTTGCTCAGCCCCTGCGCGAGGGCCTCCTGGTCGAGGCAAAGCAGGTAGCGCTCCCGCCGCTTGGCGTCATCGGGCAGCGGATCTTCGTTCGTCAGGTCGAAGTGCAGCTGCGCGCCGTCCTGTACTGGGGCCGCCAGCTTCGGTGGCTCCGGTGCGACAGTCTTCGTCACCTGCACCTCGGCGGCCAGGATCTCCTCCCGCTCGTCTTCGACGATGCGGTTCCGGACGTGCTGGCTCAGAGGGATGCGGCCAGTCGTGCAACACGCCTTGATGACCTTGGCGAGGCACATCTGCTGGAACCAGCTGTTCCACGCTGGCGAGGCGCCCTTGTTGGCCGCCTTGCGCTTCAGGATCTCCTTCCGGCTCAGGAAGGTGGTCTCGAGCCGCTCGCGACCACGCAGCTTGATCGAGCACCACGCGCCAACGATGTCCTCGTCCTTCATCGAGTCGCGAGCGATCGGGTTCGGCGAGTAGTTGACCGCCTTGGTCACCGGGTCGATGAGCAGCCCCTTGGGGTCGAACTCGCCTCGGTAGACCACGTCGGCGTCCACCCACTCGACCGACGGTTCGGTGGTGATGAGGTGCAGCCAGCCCCGGTACATCGGCTGACCGTCGATCAGGTTGCCGTAGGGGATGAGGGCGAAGTGCTGCAGCGCGGGGTCGGGGCTCATGCCGAGCCTCGCGCACTTGATGAGCGCCACGAGGCAGGACTGACGCGCCACGTCGCCGCCGTTGGCCAGCACGGCGATCAGGTGGGTCTTGGCTTGCCCGGCCTCGAAAGCCACGCGGGACTTCAGGCATGCGGCCCGGAAGGCCACCATCCAGCTCGGCCAGTCGCTGGGCTGCGGAAGCAGCGGGGTGATGGCCCGGCAGACGTCCTGCTCGACCCAGGGCTGCATGGCGAACTTGGGTGCTTGGTCGCTCACGACAGACCCCCCGCCCAGATGTGCTGGGTTCGCTCGGCCAGGACGGCCGTGTTGTTCAAGTCATCCTCGAGATGACGGCGCAGATCCGACATCGGCAGCAGCAGCGTGTCGGCACCCTCGACCTCCTTGAACTTGCCGGTGAACAGCCAGCGCCAGTCGGACAACGATCCTCTGGTGAACAGGTCGCGGAGCTCCACCACGCGGCGGTAGTTCCTCGGCTTGGCCAACCAGGGGATCGTGATGCCGTGCAGAGCCGCCCTGGCGATCAGGAACGGCAGGTCGAAGTCGACCACGTTGAATCCGATGATCGTGCTGGGGCGCTCGCCCCACTGCGCCAGGGCCTGCAGGACGCGCTTCTCCGACTCCCTGGTCGGGTCGGCCTCGGGGCCGACGACGATGTTCTGGTCGGTGTGCATCAGCCGCAGACCGACCATCGCCACCAGCCCGGTGATGGGCGACAGTGCTGCCCCCTCTCGCAGCTGGGCGGACTTCTTGGCTAGGTCGTCGGCGATCTTGACCGGGTCCTTCAGCCGGCCGTCCGGCTCGATCAGCTCCTCCTTCTTCTGCCAGAACTCGGCGGCGTCCATCACCTCGGGGTCGGGACGGGTCTCGATGTCGAGAACCAACACGGTGCTATCCAACACGGCCATTCAATCCTCCAACGGTTCGTCCACCAGCTTGTGCGGCTCGATCAGCTCCCACAGGGTCTCGAGCGCTTGGCGCAACGTGGCTCCGGTCGCGCTGAAACGCACCTTCGCCCCGGCCACCTTCGCGATCCGGCCCCGCAGCAACACGACGACCTTGTCGGCACTCTGCCAGCGGATACGGAGCTCCCCAGCCACGCCCAATGCTCGGGCAAATCCTGGTTGGGGCTTGCTCACGCTGTGCATGATACGCACACTCGTCCCCATGTCAAGAACTCGACGCACCCCGGAGCAGATCATCGCCGACAGGTTCGCACGCATCCTCCGCCGCCACATGCGAGCGGCGGAATGGACTCGCCGGGAGCTGGCGACCAAGCTAGGCCGCCACATCTCCGCGGTCTGGCGGTGGACCGAGGGGAAAGCGCTGCCCGACGTGCCGATGCTGCTGAAGCTCGCAGAGCTGTTCGACGTGACGATCGACCAGCTGGTCAGTCGGCACGCAGACTGAGCAGTCAGAACGGGGACGGCCGCGCCCGACGCGGGCGCTTTTGCCGGCGGATCGCCGGGTTGACAAGGCGGTACGATGGGGGGGCAGCGCGGCGCTCCGCCGCTTTGCACAATCGTGTGGGTGATACCCAACCAAGGTGATTCCGATGACGCAGCTGTACGACTTGAACAAGCAGTGGTCTTCCCGTCCCAACGACCAGCGCTTCTTGACGCTGGAGGAGCTCCGCTCCTTCGTGGCGGCCCGCAAGGAGGACTCGTGGACGTCCCCCATCCCGACGCGCGACATCACGGTGTTGCCGGCGGCTGACAACCGGCTCACGTTCGCGGTGCCCGACATCGCTCGTGGGGAGCGCCGCGAGCTCCAGACCACTCACTGGAGCTTCGGGCAGCTGGCCAGCTACGCCAGCGCCCCGGCTGGATACCTGCGCAAGCTGCCGCCCCAGCTCGCGGCGATCAACCTGGCTTACGGCCTGGAGCGGCTGGCCAGCAACGAGGACTGCCTCGTGCTCGCCAACAACGATGGCTCCATGCAGGCCATCACGTCTCAGAGCTATGGGCGCATCTGGGACATCGAGGTGGTGAATGCGGTGATGCGCGTGAACCAGGACGGCCGCTGGCAGATCCCCGCTGCCAGCTACAGCGCTGCCAATCCGCGCAGGGCGACCACGCTCTACGCCAGCGACCGCGACGTGTGGATGTTCCTGTGCGACCCGACGAATCCCGTCGAAGTGAACGGCGAGTCGCTGTTCCGCGGCTTCATGGTCTGGAACAGCGAGGTGGGAGCCGCCACCTTCGGCCTCAAGACGTTCCTCTACCGCCGGGTGTGCGACAACCGCATCGTGTGGGGTGTCAGCGGCGTCCAGGAGCTGAACATCCGCCACACCGGCGGAGCCCCGGAGCGGTTCGCCTACGAAGGTCAGAACCTGCTGCGCCGCTACGCCGAGGAGTCCACGGCCAGGATCGCCGAGACCGTGACCAGGGCTCAATCGCTGCGCATCGACAACGACGGCGACAAGGCCGGCGACGAGAACGTCGTCGACTGGTTGCAGCGCCGTGGCTTCACGAGCGCCATCAGCAAGGCCGCGGTCAGCGTCGCCAACGAGGAGGAGGGGCAGGCATCGAGCCTGTGGGACATCGTCCAGGGCCTCACGGCGCACGCTCGTTCGATCCCGAACACCGACGATCGCGTCGAGCTCGAAACCAAGGCCGGCAAGCTGCTGGCGGTCGTGGGGGGCTGATCCATGGGCGATCTCACCATCAAGCTGCGCGGGAAGCGTCCCGTGAAGATCCACACCGACGTGTGGCCCATCATCGCCGCGGCCAGTCACTGCCATTGGGACGGGGAACACCGCGTTCAGGCCAACCGCACCTGGATGGCCGACGTCGCGGTGCGCGCACGCTCCGACGGCCTCAAGATCGTGTATGGCACCGCGTCGTACCGGACTTGTTGGCAGGGCGAACGCAGTGCCGATGCGTGGTCCGGCTACAGGTTGGCGGCCACCGCGACTGAGGAAGACCTGATCTCCACGATCGTGCAAGTGTGCCACGATCTGACGGAGATCGGCGACATCCCCGACCTGTCGGCCGAAGTGCTCGCGGACCTCGACCCCGAGGAGGTGTGACATGCGCCCCCCACTTGTGGGGGGCGGCCAAGGCCGCTCTCCACGTCACGTTCGTGGCGATGCCGAGTACCTCGCATGGTGCGTGGTCGGCATCGTCGTGTTGCTGCTGATCCTGTTCCTGACCAACTGACCCAAAGGTGATCCCCGTGAAGTTCGACAAGTACAAGAAGCCGTTCCTGTGTGCCTCCAAGGAAGAAACCCGCTACGCCATCACGGACATTGGCGTCGTGAGCCGTGGAGCCAACCGCGCTTGGTTGGCGGCGACCGATGGTCGCATGATGACCTTGGTCGCCGCCGAGTTCGAGGATGGCGATTCCATCCCGCTGACCACGGGGTACGCCTCGACGGTCGTCCACAACCGCGAAGCGGTGAAGGCGGCTGTCGACGCCGCCCTGAAGGCCAAGACGCCGAAGCCCGCCGAGGCGCGCCTCAAGGCCACCGTCGACAACGCCGAGGTGACCACCAGAGAGGGCGCCACCATGGCGTGGAAGACGATCAAGGACACGCGCTTCCCTGACATCGAGAGTGTGTTGCCTGGGCCCAACCAGAAGGTGCTCGCCACGATCATGCTCGACGCCGAGAAGCTGGCCACGATCGCGAAGAGCTTGGGCGTCTACGCGGTCAAGCTGGAGATCCGAGATCCGAACTTGCCCGTGATGGTCCGCCCCATCTACCTGGAGAGCTCCGCTGTCGAGGACGGCAGCTTCGGGATGCTGATGCCCATCGCTGATTCGTAGCCATGAGGCGCCGCAATCACTGGCTCAACAACACGCTGGAAGCCGTTCTGTGGGTCGCCACGGTCGTCTGGCTCTACGCGATGGCGACCCGCAGTAGGTGAACCCATGAAGATGACTCAAGAAGAAGCCGAAGCCGTGTGGACGCAGACGCGCAAGTTCCGGAACGAGATCGCCGCGATCGTGCACAAGCAGTTCCAGAGCGACCCGTTCGCTAACACGGCGATCGTCACGGTCAGCGCGCTTGCCAACGTCGCCGGCAAGGTGACGTCGATGTTCGATGCGAAGACCCGCGACAGGCTGCGCGATCTGTTCGCGAAGGCCTTTGAGGCCGGCATCAGCGACATCGACAAGGTGCCGATCCACGAGGACGAGTGAGCCGTGCGAAGGCTCAACGAGCTCGCCGATGAACGCCTGACCGCGCTGCAGGACATGTTCCGCAGCGTGGTCGGGCCGACCATCAGCGCCAACCTGACGAACCCCACGTTCGCACGAGACGGGGGCTTCGCCATCGGACAGTTCCTTCTCGTGTGGTGCGGCATCCAGCCGCATGTAGCAGCCGCGTTCGTTCAAGCTGCGATCGACCTCTGCTTGGCCCTGGACGGGCAGCGGTTCGATGCTCATCCGCCTGCTCCAGGACAAGGTGACCCAACATGACCGACACTCAGCCCAACCAACAAGCGCTCTCCGACCTCGGCAAGTTCACCTTGAACGTGCTGATGGGCTCCGGCAGCGACATGAACGACCGCTTGAACGACCTCACGCAGAAGGCGATCGAGCTCGGCCTCGGCAAGCAGAACGACGACGCTTCGGAAGGCGAGGACCCCTGGCTCCTCACGGTCGACAGCTCGTGCCCGGACTGCGGAAGCATGCTCTGGCGCGAAGACCCCGACGGTGGTCCTGGCGTGTTCTGCGAGTCCTGCGGGAGGGAGCAGTGACCATGGGAACCAACTACTACTTCAGCGCCAGGCCGCCTTGCCCAACGTGTGGAAGGCCGCATGAGCAACTCCACATCGGGAAATCCAGCTTCGGATGGCGCTTCTCGCTCCATGTCGGGCGAGGAGACTTCGACGAAGTGCCCACGTCTTGGGCCGGCTGGATCGAGCTGTTCAAGACCCCGGGGTCGGTCATCACCGACGAGTACGGCCGCACTGTGGACGTCGACACCATGGTGCAGGTCGTCACCAAGCGCGACGACTACAAGGCCGATGGCCGGCTACGGCGCCATCACGACCAGCTCTGCATCGGCCATCCCGAGGATGGCGACTACGACTTGACCGTGGGGGTGTTCTCGTGAACGCCTCCAAGGACAAGCCTGGACGGTTGCTTCCTGCAGGCGATCGCCCTCTTGGCAGGCATCTGCTGTGGTGGTCTCGCTGCAGCACATGCAAGGAACTCTTCCCTGCCACCGATGCCAGAATGACCCGAGCACGATGCAACGGCACCATCATCGCAGCCTGCCCGTGGTGCCGTCCTGACTCCCAGCCTTGGCGCTGGGGAAGGGGGGCGTGACCATGACCCACGAGACATTCGTCGTCGTCTGGTACGGCAGGATGGACGGGACGGAGTACCGGCTGGCCAGAGGCCCCAAGGGGCAGCTCGAAATCAGCTTCCGCTCCCTGATGCACTGCGGCAAAGCCTTCGGCCCTGGGAGGCCGTGGGTGATCGCCAGTCACGGCAGCGCTGCCAGGGAATGGGTGCTCGTCCAAGCCTACAACGACCTGTTCGCCAAGCTCCAGGGGCGCGATGACGCCAAGATCCAACGCCAGCCCGAAGTGTAAGGGAGTCGGGCAACATTCCATGAACATCGCCGACCAAGCCCGCGCAATCCTCGCCGCAGAGCCATGGGAACTCCAGGCGCTTGAGCAGCTCGCGCTGGGCCGGATCTTCCGCCTGGGGTCCCGGCCATATGCAGCGGGCGACGACGCCCAGTACGCGGACTGCCGGCGCATCCTCATGCTCTGCCATGAGGCAAGGACCTGCGTCCACCCGCTCGACAAGCCACCACGCGAGACGTGCCACGTCAGGCACTCCAGGTTCCTAGGACACTGAGCATGCGCTTGAGCCGGTCCGCCGGCTCGCCATGCCGCTCCAAGGCCGCCCGCCGGCGACGCGAAACCCGCCAGGCCAACCGCGCCAAGCTCCGCCATCCGGCCGGAAACGGCCCGCCGCGCCACGATCGACAACGGCCGCGACCGCCCGGGCTCGCCAACCCGCGATCGTCGATCCTGGCCAGCTCCAGCCGCAGCAAGCCACGATGCCGCGCCGCCAGCCGCCGCCAGCCGAGACCGCCGAAGAATGACAGCTTGGCGGGCTTGACTCTGCGCTGCCATGCTGGCATGCTGGGAGTACGATCAGTACCGGGGAGATGGGAGCGGCATGCGTGATGGCGCCACGCTGGATCGAGGGCGTTGAAGTACAACGGCGGAGCGCTCAAGGCGGAAGCACTTGCCAAGGAGGCACGATAGCGTGACCGAACGGCAAGCTCAGGCAGGCCAACGGCACGGCAAGAACCAACACGGTCGGTGCTGGCGGTTGGGTTGGACGCGATCCCACGGGCTGTAGATCGAGCATTCAGCCCGGGAGGCACGGTGACCGCCGCGGCGCCGGCGGCGCCTGAAATCGGCCACCGCACAGCATAATGAGCATTATCAGAAGCACTTCGATCGCTAGGCTCGGGCTGTCAGCACGGGGGGCTCGGTGGCCGACCGGCGCCTGGCGGCCCCCCAGAGACCAGCGGATCGCCCGGTTGACAGCCGGGTATAATGGGGTGGCGCCCTGCGGTGCGGCCGGCACGTTGCCGGACTGCCCGCCGTAGACCGGGCGCACAAGGTGACCCCATGACTCCCAACCCTACCGACCTGCTGCTCGCCTCGCTCCCCGTGGCCCATCGTGAGGCCGTCGCCGCTGCTCTTGCCGCTGCCCGTGCCGATGGTGCCCCCCCCGCCCTCGTCATCGACCCCGCCCATGTGTGGCCTACCGTCGTCTGGCAGACGGCCGATGCGCTGTTCGTGGCGACCGCCCGGAAGCAGCCGGCGGCGACGTTCGGCGACGTCGCCATCGTCGGATCGTGGCGGCATGCGTTGTCTTACGGCCGGCGCGGCATGCGGTGGAGCGGCGCCGCCGACGCGGCCAACGGCAGGCCCTACGGCTACTGGCGCGGTTCCGTGGCCGATGCGCCCGCCGTCATCGGAGCGCTGGTCGCCGCCGGATTCGTGCTTACCGTGGCCAACGACTACGCAGCGGCGTGCGACCTCATGCGCCAACATGAGGCAGCTGCGCCGCGAGTCCCCGCCGCTAAGCGGGCGGGCCGTGCTCGTGGCCGGACGGCGCCACAGTCCGGGGCACTGCCCGCCGAGCCCGCGGCGCCGGCGGCGCCCATCGACCTCGCGGCGCTGATCGCCGCCCCGAGCCCCACCCCACCCCAAGGGTAGGGGCGGGACGGTTCTAACAGTCGGAACGGGTCCTTCTCAGGGACCCGTGTACGCCCCCACCCCCCATCCACAACTATCGTTCGGTGCTGCCGTAGTTCAGACGAAGTCTCTTGGCGGTCGCGGGATGACGGTTCCTGATCGTGGTCGCCAGAGGTGGAGGCAGAAGGGGTGGATGTTGACGTGCTTGTCTGGCTCGACGTGGAGCTGCATGACGACTTCGGCTGGGCGCCAGAACTGGTCCTTGACCCAGCACATTTCGTCCCACGTTGGGCAGCGAGTTGGGAGTGAGACGGAGACGTGTTCCCAGCCTCCGCCGTCGGAGGAGATCATTTTCAAGCCGATCGGCACGACGTCTGGAAGCGAGCCTCGACGGTCGATGACGAAGCACCCGCACCGACCGATCCCGCGACCCCACAGCGGGTGGCTGATGCGCCACGGTTCGAGGTGCTCGAGGTCTGGTCTCACAGCGGCTTCTCCTTTTCGAGGTTGAGCTTGACGAGGTCGACGGCGTGTTCGTAGGCGTCGCGCAGGGACGGTGCCCAGGTGTGGTCGTGTTCGGTGAGTGCGGCGGCCATGGCATCGAGTGCGCGCATGACGACTTCGCCGATCTCTCGTCCGTCGTAGCTGTTGTGGCGGATGACGGCGGCGGAGTTGTCGGGCTGGCACAGCTCGCCGTCGATGAGTTCCGGATCCGGCGGGACGAGCTTCGGCATGCACGGGCACCAGAGGTCATCGAGGATGTGCTCGCGCTTGTCGAAGAGCGGGTAGACGTGGATCGGCTTGGAGTTGTCCTGGCCGTCAGGGGTTGACCAGTCGGTGCGTGTCACAGCCGTTCCTCCCGAATCGAGTCGAGCTTCGCGCGCTGCTTCTCGGTGAGCGTGCGGCCGGCGCGCAGCTGCTGCATCACGCTCTCGACGAAGTCCACCTCGAACTGCGTGAGCCCTTCGCCGTGCGCGTCGAGCTCCTGCAGGTCGACCCAGGCGGCCTTGTCGACGACGGTGGATGGGATCTCAGCCACTGGTCACCTCCGGGGCTGCGCGGTACTCGCCGCAGCGATCCCACGCCGGTGGGAAACCGAACTCGCTGGAGAGCCATTCGTGCCTGTCCACGTCGCGGTGTGCGAACATCACGACGACAGGCGGAAACCTGCGGCATCGCTCTCTTTCGTCGCGGTAGA